GACAATAAGCTTTACGTTTGGCAAGAGGCTTACGGCCACGGCGTCGAGATCACTGAGCTGCCTGCGTTCGTGCGTAGTGTGCCTGGTACAGACAAGTGGAAGATACGCGCTGACAGTGAGCGCCCCGATACAATCAGCTATCTGCGCAATGAAGGCTTTGATATACAGGGAGCAGAAAAAGGCAAAGGTTCAGTCGAGGATGGAATCCAGTTCATCCGTTCCTTTGAAGCGATTGTTATACACCCTCGATGCCGTGGGGCGCTTGACGATTACCGGAACTATCGCTGGAAGCAGGATAAAAGCACAAACGAAGTTTTGCCGATTCCATTAGACAAGAGCAATCATGCATGCGATGACGGAAGGTATGCACTTGAGCCATACATAAAGAACAAAGTGAGCGCTTGGGATGTCATCTAAAAAGAAAAACGCAGCCGCCGAACACAAGCCCGTCGAGAACGACTTTGAGGGCTGGGGTTACGAGACGGCCATGAATCTCAACACCAACAGTCCTATGGCTGGAGTGTTTGATGGCCCTGGCATGAGCGCTTACGGCGGAACTGCAGCATTGAGCCAGCCCTGGGAATTGGCCTACAACAATAGCTATTACTTCGTCAGCCTGAACAGGGTGATGTGTACCTACGCGTACACCATGCACGGAGTCATCAGAACGCTGGTTGACCAGCCCGTGTACGATGCGTTCCGTGGTGGTATTGAGATAAAGAGTGATGAGCTTTCTGAGGACGATGTGCAGAGCCTTGTCAAGGCAATGAAGGAGCTTAAGGTCATTCGCGCAGTCACTGACGCCCTGCGTTGGGACAGGCTCTACGGTGGCGCAGGCATCATCATCAACACCAATCAGAATTACGGCACAGCCTTGCGCACCAGCAGCATCAAGCAAGACAGCATGCTCGAGTTCATTCCTGCCGACAGGTGGGAACTTGTGGGTCAAACCCTTGATGACAGCGGCCTGCCCGGCTGGATGGCCAAGATGCCGCGCTTTGACTACTACGGCCGGAAGCTTGACCCAAGCAGAGTCATCCGTGTTGTGGGTGAAGAAGCGCCCAGCTTAGCACGCCGCCGTCTGCAAGGGTGGGGGATGAGCGTTATCGAATGCGTGCTGCGCGAAATCAACAGCTACCTCAAGAACCAGAACGTGCTCTTTGAGCTGTTAGACGAAGCCAAGATTGACGTCTACAAGCTCCAGGACTTCAATAGCAAAGTACTCAGTAAGCTGGCACAGGGCAAAGTGGTCAAGCGTATAACTATGATGAATATGCTCAAGAACTTTGCCAACGCCATCGTACTGGACGCCGAAGATGACTACGAACAGAAACAGCTGTCTTTGGAGGGGGTGGCAACTACTCTGGTACAGATACGAATCGGCATAGCCGCTGCAGTTAGGATGCCCCTCACCAAGTTGTTCGGTCTCTCAGCGTCTGGTTTTAGCTCGGGAGAGGAAGACACCGAGAATTACAACACGATCGTCGAGCACGAGAGAGAACGCGCTCGCGAAGTGTTGGACGTCGTGCTTCCAATCGTATGCAGACGTCAGTTTGGCTTTGAGCCTCAACTGGAATACACGTTCAAGCCCTTGCGTGTACTGAGCGCCATCGACGAGCAGAACGTAAGGTCGAGTAAGTTGGCAAACCATACAACCCTCTTCTCCATCGGGTACTATACGGACCAGGAGTTCGACAGAGCTCTGCACGAGGATAGAATTGTCGGTCAAAGAACCGAGGTGGGTAAGGGGCTGCGAGCAATCGAACCGCCCATGGCTCCCAACTCGACGTGGCAGAACCCTCAGCAGCCAGTTACTCCGAAGAAAGTGAAAGAGGATTCGTAATGCTTAAAGTCCTTCAGCCTATCCGAGACAAAGACGAGTACAGCGACCCTATGGCACAACGAGTGGCACAGGCGCTGTACGAAGCCATCTTTCGTCCTGTGCTGGATATCCTGGGCGTCAAGGTCGACAAGCGCATCAACAGCTATCAAGACCTCAAGAACGCTGTGCGTGCAGGTCGCGTTTACTGGGTTGACGGCTACTTCTACGGTGAATTCAATGCAGCTGTGGGCAAAGCCCTGCGCGACATTGGCGCTGACTTTGCGCGCAGCAAGGAAGCATACAAGTTGCCCATGGAGCAGCTGCCCAGCGACCTGCGCACGGACATAGTAATCGGCAAGGGCATGAACAGAGGCAAGACCGAGGCCATTCTCAAGGCGCTCAAGCAAGCCAGTGAGATGAAGCTCATCATTGGCAGTGGAGATGCTCCAGTGAGCGTCATGGCCGAGCTTGACGATGACAGCATCCAAACCATGAAAGTGTTGCCCCAGCACCTGCAGCTGCCTTACACCCTCACAGACAAGCAGAAGCAGGTCATGACCAAGGAATATAGCGAGAACCTGGCCCTTGGGGTTAAAAACTGGCAAGACGAGGCCATTCTGCGGCTGCGAGAAAAAACCGAAGCCAATGCACTCCTGGGCTATCGTGCTGACCGTTTGGCGGGTATAGTGGTGAACGAGTTCGACGTTACCAAGAAGAAGGCGCGCTTTTTAGCCCGCCAGGAGACAAGCCTCTTCGTCAGCAAGTACCGTGAATTGCGCTACACCAACGCCGGAATCAAGGAGTACATCTGGAGCACCAGCAAGGATGGCCACCGCGTGCGTGCAGACCACCGGGCCCTGGACGGGCAGAAGTTCACCTGGGACAGCCCCCCCGTTGTTGACCAAGCCACCGGCAAAAGGGGCCACCCAGGCCAAGACTTCAACTGTCGGTGCCTGGCCCTGCCGGTTGTAAGAATAGGAGCGACTACATGATTATAACCCTTTGCAAGACTAATCCCGTAGTGCAGTTGGTGCCCAGCCATAGGAATAATGAGAAGGACTGGCCCAGCAGCTATATGTGCAACTTCCTTGAGGCAGGCACCGTGAGCTATGAGGACGTCAATCAAGGCGTGGCCCTGCTCAAGAAAGAGTCAATGGACGGCTGGATTCAGACCTTCGTGGACAAGCCCGTCATCATTGACCATCAAGACGTTGACCCCATCACCTTCAAGAGTGCGGCTGTTGGCTACATCAAACGCGTGTGGTTTAACCCCGCAGACGCATGGTACTGGTGTGAGTTCTGCATCACAGATGATACGGCTCATGAACTCATCAAGAACGGGTACAGCGTCAGTTGCAGCTTTGACGTGAAGGAACATCAGCCCGGTGGCGAATGGCACGCGCAGAAGTATAACGAGGAAATCACGCGCGGCTTTGGCCTGCACCTGGCCCTGGTCAGCAACCCCCGGTATGAGGATTGCCGCATAGAGAAGGTGGCCAACAGCAAGACGGTGCGCTTCAATAGCAAGCGCATCGAGAATGCCATTGACCGCACTGACCCCAAGGCCAAGGAGATGTTCTCCAAGGAAAAAGGCGAGCACCCGGAGTTCTCAGACGATGATATCTGGAAGATAGTGGGCGACCACATGAGGGAGAAGGAGAATGCCCAATTCAAAAGAAGCGTACATCAAGTCCCGGCTGGTAAATGGGAAATCGCCGGAAGTAATATCCCCGAGGAATACGCGGGTTTGTATGAAACAGAAGCGGAAGCTCAAACCGCACTTGACAAGATAACGAAGGAGAACTCCATTCCTTCATATCTGGGCACGCTGAAATCAGGAGAGGCTTATTTCGTGGAAAGGGAGCAAGTGGTTATAGCGGGGCCTTTCTACGATTATGATGCTGCCGACCGTGTTAAAAAGTCAAAAGAGAAGTCCGAACCGCACAATGATTCAACCTACAGGATTGTCGTTGATAAAGCAAGAAACCATGCGAAAGGAAAAAACATGCAAACGATGCAGAACAGCGACCTTGAGAAGATGAGCCCCGTCCTACTGGACAAGTACATGCAGACCCTTAGTGATGTTGGCCTGCAGACCATCGTTGACGGGGAATTCTGCGAAGAGGTCAAAAAGGTTGCCGTGTTGCATCAGGGCGACCGTTCCAAGAAGTCCGAACAGGAGCTCATGTTAACCGGCAAGCCAAAGGAGGCGTCAAAGATGAACTGGAAATTCTGGAGCAAGAAAGGCGACAAGTCAGTGGTTCACAACGAGAAGCTCGATGCGGATAAGGTCTTCGTCGACGTGGATGGCGTCAAGGTCAGCCTCTCCACCTTGATAAACACCAAGGCCGTCAAGGTCGAGGAGTTCGAGGAGCTCACCGCCGCAGACGTCATCAAGGTCAACGGCAAGGACGTTCCCATCAGCGATCTGGTGGAAAACTTCCGCAACGCCAAGAAGAATGAGGGCGAGGAAGAGACTCCCGAAGAGAAGAAGGCCCGCGAGGAAAAGGAAGCCAAGGCCAAGAAGGACGCCAAAGTCGAGCCCGATGGCGACGAGGATAAGCCCGGCAAAGGCGACGGCGACGAGGACAACAAAGAAAAGAAGGACAAGAAGAACGCCAAGGACGAAGGGCACGAACACTTCGTCGAGCTGCACAACGCCAAGAACCAGACGATCATGGACAACTCCGCCCCGCATGGCGACAGCTCCACCCGTGAGGACAAGGCCGAGCGCGGCAAGAAGCTTTTCGGTTCCAAGAAAAAGCTGAACAAATAACACTACCAACCCAACAAGGAGGCAGCAAACATGGCTTTCAATCTCAACCAGTTCAAGCTCTCGAACATCGAAGGCATGACGATGAATCCTGAGCCGAATGTCATCTCGGCGCAGGTACTTCCCACCCTGGCAGCAGCGTCGTATTACCAGGCGGGCCAGGTCGTGGCCTTCGGCACCAACGCAGGCGACATGCCCATCATCCGCGCAATCAACACCGGATGCGGTATCGGGGTTATCGCGTTCAACGCGAAGAAGTCCAAGTATTATGCCAACGACATCTGCAGCGTGGCCCTGGACGGCACCATCATAACTGTGAAGGCTGCCAGCGCCATCACCCGCAATGACGTATTGGCCTACGGGTCAACCGGCATGGGCACCATCACAACCGGCAACGGCATCGGCATTGCGCTGGACAATGCGAGCGCCAGCGGCGACATCGTTCGCATGATGGTCAAAGCGCACGTCAGCGGCAGCGCGAACCTTTACTAAACAGCAAACCAAAAGGAGGAAGCAAACATGCACGTCTTCTACAACGCGAAAGAAAAACGGCTCATGAATCCTGAGGAGTTCTCCCAGGCCATGACCGCCAAGTACAATCGGAGCGGCTTCGTGGGTATGCACATTGACCCCAGCCAGCTGAACCAGTCTCGCAATAACGCGGCTGGCGACTACAGCTCCGCTGACCTGGCATACCAGTATGCCACCGACAGGCTCACCTACATCCGGCAGCGCTACGTGGAACAGTCGTTCTACACCGTTGCCCCCGCCGACTTCATGAACGTCGTGGTCGGTGAAGGTGCCTGGAGCCAGCAGATAATCACCCAGGCGTCCATCCAGACGGCTGGCGGGTTCAAGCAGGGCAAGTTGAACACCGGCGCGCACAATGCCAAGCTCAACACTGCCGACGCTGCCATCACCCCGATTGCCACCTATGTGCAGAACTGGGCCCTGGCAACCGAGTACACGCTGTTCGACGTCAACCAGGCGTTGTTCACCGGCGCGTGGGATCCCGTCGAAGCCAAGCAGAAGGCCCGCAAGAGGGACTACGACCTTGGCATCCAGGAAGTGGCCTTCCTCGGCGACGTTGCCGACGAAACGCACTTCCCTGGCCTGCTCACCAACACGGCCATCAGTGCCAACACCAACCGCATCGGCGCAGCAATCAGCGGAATGACCGCTGGCCAGTTCGCGGCTTTCGTTGCCGGAATAGTCGGCGACTTCCTCACGAACTGCAACTACACGGCCATGCCGAACAAGCTCACCATCCCCACGGATGACTGGGCTGGCCTGGCCACTCCGGTGAGCTACAGCTTCCCGAACATCAGCATGATTGAATACCTTGGCAACGCGTTCAAGGCAGTCGTGTCTGGCGGGGTGGAGCTGCTGCCCCTGGCGTATGGCATTCCGGCGAACAACAGCACCGTCACCGGCTTGAACAAGCACGTATACTGCTTGTATCATGACGACATCGACACCCTCTTCATGGAGGTGCCGGTTGCGTTCACCGTCACGGCGGCAGGGACGTACAACAACTTCAGCTTCCAGGATGCGGCCTACTGCCAGTACACTGGCGTAACCATCCTCAAGCCGCTGGAGGTAATGTACTTCACGTTCTAAGCAGTCAATGGTGCAGCGGGTGGTGTGATCCCACTTATACATCGGGAAGGATATGGGCCCCACCGAGCCACCCCCGGCACACAGTGTTCGGTTCCACAACATGGAGGGTACTGCAATGGAAGGTATCAAAGTAGTGGTCTGCGAGATTGAAAACAGGGGCAAGCGTCGTTTTATCATCGGGGTTGACGAACACATTAGCGGCGGCACAGTGAACAAGAATGCCGCCAACAAAGATACCAACGTAACCATCCTTCCTGACACCACTGTCAAGGTTACGGAGGCCTGCGCAGACATGCTCTGCAAGGGCTGGCCCAAGGAAGTCAAGCTCTTAAGGAAAACTACCAAAAAGGAGTAACTACCATGTCCACCTGGACGACTCCCACGGTAGCTGACTTTAAGGCATACTTTGCCCGCGACTTCAACTTCGCTACCACAGGCGATCTCCCACAGCAGGCTGATATTGACCACTACATTGTTGACGCCGATATAACTCGCGCCATCAATGAGGCCCTCATTAACTTCAATGAGGGGCTGTTTGGTGCCAATAGCGCCATGGTGTTCATGTACTTGGTGGCTTACCAGCTGGTGGTGAACCTACAGAACAGTTCTAAGGGCATCAGCAGCCAGGCCAAGTTCCCAATCAGCAGCAACAGCGTGGGTGGCGTATCCGTCAGTTACCAGATACCTGACAGATATAGCAAGGACGCCTTCCTCCAGCAGTACACGAAGAATGGCTACGGCATGAAGTACCTCGAATTGTCCCTGCCGTACATCGTGGGCAATATGTCCACCGCACAAGCGGAAACCAGCTACCGATGAGAAAAGCCTTCAACAAGGGTTCACTGGCCGGGAACTACACAAGCGTCAAGCTCAACACTGATGCGCTTGAGCAGGTGCATAGCGCATTGCTTGCCAAGTACGTTACGCGTGTGGGCATTCTTGGCGGTAAGACGAACCGCACCAAGGTAGTAACCAGCAGGAACGGTATGCGCCGGGCAGGCAAGAGCCCCGACGTTCTCACCAATGCGGAAATAGGCCTCATTCACGAGAAGGGCAGCGCCAGCAACAAGATACCGCGCCGCAGCTTTTTGGAGATGCCCTTAGTACTCAAGAGTGCAGGGCTGCTGGCCGTGCGCAACAAACTATGGGCCGTCTATCAGGGCGGGCCAGACACCAAGGCACGCCTGCGTGAGGCATACGTCAACCTGGGCCTGATAGCAGAACGCATCATCCAAAGAGCATTTGAAACGCGTGGCTTTGGGAGGTGGGCACAGAACAAGAAGGCCACCATCAGGCGCAAGAATGGCAGCGACATGCCCCTCATCGACACTGCCCAGTTAAGGCGCAGCATAACCAGCGATGTGGTGACGAAATGAAGGACAGTATAATCGTCAATGCGAGAGACATACCACTCTGCGAAACCGCAAGGTCGTTTGCCGACGTGAAGGACTCCATCTTGGCCTTTTCACAGCCTGCTATCGCGGTATTCATAAACAAGGAGCAGGTATCCGGCTACACTGAAGAGCGTCAATCAGAAGTGGCAACCCGCGCCTGTATACAGCCGTTCAATTCGCAGCAGTTGAAGATTCTGTCAGAGGGGCAGAGGGCATGGAGATGGTTTACATTGTGGTGCCTTGACAATCTGAATCTAATGCCAGACGACGCCTTCATAATCAAGGGAGTCCGTTACCGCATACAGGAACGGCTTGACTGGTCTGATTACGGCTACACAAGGTACAACGTAATAGAGGACTATACCGACAATGCTTCCCGATAACCCCACAGCCGTAGACTATTTGATTGACGTGCTTGTGCATGAACTTGGAGTGCCGAGTAGCCGTGTAAACTTCTACGATGAGAAGTTCAGCATACCCAATGACGCGCACCTGTTCGTCGGGGTGGAGTTCAAGTTCAGCAAGGCCATCGGGGGCAGGAACCAGGCTGCAGACGTAACGCAGGTTTACACCGAGAAGCAAGGCCTTATAACCCAGGAGCATTTTTCAGTCAAGCTGTTCAGCCGCAACCTGGATGCGTTCAAATACAAAGAGCGCGCCGTCATGGCGCTAAACAGCATATATGCCCGGCAGCAGTCCACCAAGTACGGGTTCGCAATTAGTCGCTTGGCCAACATACAAGACCTCAGCGAACTCGAAGGGGCAGGAATGCTCCACCGCTACGAGATTCCCCTGGCAATGTTCTGCCGCTATGAATACACTAAGCCGGTCAGCTGGTACGGAACATTTGCTGGCCAGGTTACGATAGAAAACGGAACAGCTAAGACGGTTGACTTCGAGCCACAAGAAAATCAAGTATAAAGGAGGAATGAATGTTACCACTTTCAACGGTCATTAACGTAAGTGTAGCAACGATACCGCAGGGCCTGGCTTCGTTCAAGCTGGGGAACCTGTTGCTGGTGTCGTCTGACGCAAAGCCGGGTAGCTGGGGAACATCGACCTATGGCGTGTACAAATCGCCTGACCAGGTGCTTACTGACTTTGGCACCGGCAGCGAAACGTACCTGCAGGCCGTGGCCGTGTTCAGCCAGCAGCCGAACATCCTGGCCAATGAGGGCAGCCTAATCGTGTACCCCGGCCAGAGCGACCTCAAGGTGGCGTTCGATACACTGGGAACCAGCAACCTGTTCCCGTTCTGTGGGATCATTTCAACGGTGTACCCCGCCAGTGGAAGCATGAAAGTCTTGGCTGACGATGTGCAGGCGTACAACAACAAGCTGTTGTTCCTGCCCAGCAGCACTGTGGGCGACGTTGCTGGTGCCTTCACCACCATCAAAAGCGCCAGCGATGACCACACTCGCTGCCTTTACTATGGTGGCACCGCTCAGCAGGCACGCTTATTCGCTGCAGCGTATGCCAGCCGTGCCCTGGGAACCAACCTGGCGGGCAGCAAGACGGCCATCACCATGCAGTTCAAGAATCTGGCCACCATATCCGCTGACGAAACCATCTCGGGAACTCTGCTTGCGCAGTGCGCAACCGCAGGCGTCGACGTGTATGTGGACATTGCGGGAATACCCATGGTCTACAGCACTGGCGGCAACAGATTCCTTGACCAGGTCTACAACCAGATATGGCTCGTCACGAGTCTGGAAGTGGCCGCATTCAATTGCCTGCATGGCGTGGCCAACAAGATCCCTCAGACCGAGGACGGCATGAACCTGTTCAAAAGCGCGCTGCAGAAGGTGTTGCAGCAGGGCGTTGTGAATGGCTACCTGGCCCCTGGTGTGTGGACGAGTCCCACCACATTCGGCGTGCAGGAGGACTTCATCAGCAACATCCTGCAGTACGGGTTCTACCTTTACAGCCTGCCCGTCGGCTTGCAGTCTACTGCCGACAGGGGTTCCAGGATAGCCCCGCCCGTGCAGATAGCGGGCAAAGAAGCCGGGGCGGTTCACAGTGGCAGCATTCTCGTCTACCTCAATCCGTGATATATAAAGTAAAAGGAGGAATTCAATGGTTACAAGCCTCACAGGGAAAGACACTATAGTCATCAATGGCCGCATACTGAACGACCTGGCTGACGGTGACTGCGCTGTGCTGACGTTCCCCAACGACCTGTGCCAGCTCAAGACCGGCAAGGGCGGCAACAGCATCTACTCATTCAACTACACTGGCCGTCAGTGCCAGTTGGTGCTGCGCCTCATCCGAGGTAGCGCAGACGACAAGTTTCTCAACGAGCAGTTGAGTCTGTTCAAGAACAACCTTGCCGCCTTCACTCTACTCGACGGGTCATTCACCAAGAACGTCGGAGATGGTGCCGGCAACATCATCAGCGACACCTACACTCTTAGCGGTGGCGCTTTCAAGAAGGAGACTGAAGTCAAGGAGAACGCCGAGGGGGACATCGAGCAGTCTGTGGCAGTTCACACGTTCATATTCTCCAATGCGCCGCGGTCAATCGGTTAAGGAGGCAGTAGATGGATAAGCTCTTAGACAGTGGTGCCAAGCTCAGCCTGACCCTGTGCAGCTTTGCAGAGGGCACTAAGCTGATGAAGGCTGTGGCGCGTGAGGCCAAAAGCATCACACTTGAGATGGGGGTTGAAAAGGCCACCGGCCTGCAAGACCTCATGAAGTTCGACTTCAACGACAAAGCCATGAACACCATCAAGAACTTGGTGCTGGGCCTGCTTGCCAATGAAGAAGTTGAAGCAGCCCTCTGGCCCTGCGTTGAGCGCGGCACATACACTGTCAATGGGTTAGTGCGCAAGATAAACCGCGACCTCTTCGAGGATGAGAAGGCGAGGGCAGACTACGTACCGATCCTGAAAGAGGCTTTGGTATTCAATATGGGCCCTTTTTTTACCAGCCTCGCATCATTGTTAAAGGGTATGCCAGCAGCCGGTACAGATGCCCTACAGTCGACTGCCAGCTAGAGGATTCGCTCTTTATAGCGTTGAAGTTGGCCAAGGCAGGGTACGGCACGCCACAACAGGTGCTGGCCATGCAGCTGGACATAGTGCTTGCAGCAATGGAATATGAAAAGTTTCTACCAAGATATGAAGAGGCGTTCATTGAGCTCAACAAGGAGTAGGTCTTGAAGATAGGCGAGTTGTTCATGGAACTGGGCTTCAAGAGCGACACGATGAAGCTCAAAGACTTCATGCACGCCGTTGGCGACTTGAACATGCGCAGCGTTGCCAGCGCTGTGGGTCTTGGTGCCCTGTACGAAGCCACCGCCAAGATAATGGGCATTACAGGCGATGCCAGCAACACCATGTATAACTTTAGCCAGCAGACTGGCCTCAGCGCCCAGGAGATGACGCGCTTTGCTCAAGTAGTATCCGAGTCTGGTGGCGACGCCAAAGAAGCCGAGCAGTTCATCCGTAAAATACAGATGGACATGGCCCTCATGGCCGCAGGCCAGCCCAGCCAGTTGCTTGCCATGTGGCGGTTCCTCAACATCAATCCCTACCAGCTGCATGGCGTGGCAGACGCGGTTGACAAAATACAGGGCAGCTTCGGCAAGATGAACACTGGCCAGAAGCTCGTTGCCATCGGCATGGGCTTGCCCCAAGGCCTGCAGAATGCGTTTCAGTCAACCAAGCAGCTCTCGAAGGCCATGGAGGAGTTGGGGGCGCTTACTGACGACCAGGCCAAGAAGGGTCACGAATGGTGGTCGAGCCTGCAGAGAGTCCTATACAATTACCAGGTGGGCCTCTCCAAGGTTGGCTCCATAATGGCTGGCCCTCTTACAGGCATGAATAAATTCATATACCAGACCACTGACCCGCGCCACTTGATAAATACCGCAGACGCATTGAGTGGTGAAAACGGACTGTTCACCAAGATGTACCTCGGCTGGGATAAGCTTACAGGCAAGGGCACGCAGGTCGCCCCGACTTACACCACCGTGCATGTAACTGTTAACGGTGCCAAAGACCCGCATGAAGTGGCCAAGCAGGTAGTAGAGGAAGCGAACCGTCGAGATAGGAACTCCCGTTATTATGGTGATAACGGCAACCAAACCTACTAAACCATGAGCGTATTCAACGACGTTCAGAGCATACTCGGCAACATAGTTAACAAAGCCGTGGTACGCATCACGGGTGCTGCAGGAACTGTCGGTATCAATGGCTTTGTGTTCGACGTGATTGGCGACGAGGAGAACACCCTTGAAGCTGATATAACAGACCATTATGTTGAGACCAACAGCAGCATACAAGACCACATAGCCTTGAAGCCCATCCGCTTTACGCTGACCGGCTTCGTCGGTGAGCTTAACAGTGGACTGGCCAGCAGCCTGGCAAACACCCTCACGAATATCACGAATAAGGTGGTGGGCCCATTCTTTCCCAGCTTTACCACCCAGGCCGAGCAGGTTTACCAAAAACTGGCGAACAAAGCCCAAAAGGCGGCCACCCTGGCTAACAATATACTGAACCAGGCCCAAAGCCTTTACGGCATATATAAGGGGGCGCAAACGTCTGCCACGCGGCAGCAGGCTGCTTATAACATGTTCCTGCAGCTGTGGATGAACCAGCGGTACAGCTCCCTCAACCTCTGCACCGTGGAAACGCCCTGGGGCGTAATGCAGAACATGGCGGTGGAGCATGTGCGCATCCTCAACAGAGATGACAACTTCTTCGTCAGCGAGTTCGCGGTTACATTCAAAGAGATGAGGTTCGTCGACGTGCAGGTATCAAAGCCCGCCTTCAATCAGGACAAGGCTATAACGCAGGGTGTAGCAGCCGTCATTCCCAAGAAGGTGGCCCCCGTGAGCAATATGACGGCAGCAGTGGTTAACCACGGTTTAACAACAGGTTCATCAATGCAGAGTGGAGCCAGCCTTAGCTACTTGGGCTTATTCCATCCTGCCTACTTGCCATGATATGGATTAACAACATCACCGAGGATGCCATTCAGCAGCTGACCATTAAGCTGGATGACGGCACCACTGCGCAGCTGAACATGAAATACCTTGACGGCCAGCAGGGGTGGTTCTACGGGCTCACCTACGGCACCTTTGAGCTAATCAATCGGCGCGTGGTAGTGGGCGTGAACATGCTGCGGGCGTTCCGCAACATAATACCCTTCGGCCTGGCCTGCCAGACCCAGGACGGCCAGGAGGCTATCTTCCAGGATGACTTCTCAAGTGGGCGCGCAAGCATTTACCTTTTGAACCCCGTCGACGTGGCCGGGGTGGAACAGGTTCTTTCAGCATGATAAAGTTCAACCGCAACTACATTCTGGAGATTGAGGGGGGAGACGGCAACCTCATAACGATCGACAGTTCCAAGTCGCCGCTGACGTTGGAGTTCAGCGTTCACGAGGAATTGCTTTCCAGTGTGAATGCTGGCACCCTACGCATATACAACCTGAGCGAGAACACGCGCCGTTCAATCTACCATGACTGCTACGACTATGAAAATGTGCGCTTCGTGCGCCTGCGTGCAGGATACGGCGATAAACTGTCCACTATACTTTATGGCAACATCAGCGAGGCCAGCAGCTTTAGGTCGGAAGGGGCAGTGAACTTCGTGACTGAAATGCGCACCTTCGACTGGGGCCACGCCTTCACCAATTCCAGCACCAATCGCGTGCTTTACCCTTCCAAGCAGCCGGATGGTGGAACCTACGTTCCGCAGGGCCAGGTCATCGATGGAATCATAACTGACCTTGCGCATTCTAACCCCAGCGGAGCAAACGTCGTCAAGGGATATGTGAGCCCGCAATTTAACACCAAGTATCCCAGGGCCCAGTCCTTGAGCGGCAACAGCTGGGATTTGCTCAAGCAAAAGACCAATGACCACTGCTTCATCATCAACGGTGTTGTGCATTGCCTGCTGGACGATGAGTGCTTCCAGTCGACTGACATCCTCACAGTGAGCGAGGAAAGCGGTCTGCTCGGCACCCCGCGCAAAAGTGACCAGCTGCTGACTTTCGATATGCTGTTTGAGCCCAGCATTGCCGCCGGACAGATGATAAAACTAATAAGCAAGTCTGACAAGATGTACAACACCGGCGTCAATGACTCCTCCAGCACTTCGCCTTTCTACAAGATATTCCGCCTCGAACATTCGGGAATAATAAGCGGCGCTGTGAATGGCCGGTGTCGCACAACGGTATCAGTGAATGCAGGTATATTCAGGCTGAACCCTGTTACGGGCGTTTTCGTTGACAGCCCTGCAACAGTGCTGGGAGCCCAGTAATGATAAAGACCAATAAACGCATAGTGCCGCCCAACCTTGCCACCTTGCTGGCTTATACAGAACTCAAGGTGCGGGCTGCACTGAACTGCGTAATGCTGGGCACCGTGCGCACGTTCTACCCCGCAGACCAAACGGCTGACGTTGCCCTCAACTACAAGATATGGGTCGGAGAGAACAAAACCCCCAAGGAATACCCCTTGCTTGTCAAATGCCCGGTGGTTGTTCTCAGTGGAGGAACAGCTTCGTTAAGGCTTCCAATCACTACTGGCGACCAGGCAATCGTCCTATTCTGCGACCGCGAGATTGATACGTGGTTCGAGAACGGTGGGACTAATCCACCGCAGGACGCCCGCGTGCATGACCTTGCTGACGGCATTGCCCTGGTAGGGCTGCGCAACAAGAACACGGCCCTGGCAAGCTTCTTGACCGATATATCGTCGCTCATGGACTTGCATGGGGAGCGCCTGGCCCAGGCCGGCGACATGAAGACATCCCTGCGGACCGCTGATCACTCCGGCTGGATACTAATGAAGGGCGACACCATCGGGAAGGCCGCGGGAACGTATCAAGGAGAGATGTACCGCGAACTGTTCGACATCGTAAAGCACGCCGCCCCGAACGCCGGTACGGAGAGCTTCGATGGCGGCGGAACGGTTACCATTCCAGATATGCGCGGGCGGTCGGCGGTAGGTGCCGACAACATGGGAGGAACCGCCGCAGGGGTGCTGACGGCCGCTTTTACGGCCAACCGCAACGTCCTGGGTGGACTGATCGGAGAGGAAGGTCACCAACTCACAATACCAGAGATGCCAATTCACCACCATCCATTTAGCGCTTGGGGGCCGACGGGTTCCAGCGGCCCGATCTCTTTGAATGATAGATGTCCCTGGACAGCTTACAATACGGGTGATACGGGCGGCGACCAGAAGCACAACAACGTCCAGCCGGGCGCCATCTTCTACTGGTTCATCAAGATTTGAGGAAAGCATGATAATTCGCACAACTGATTCCATTGGCGACTGGGCATTCGGCAAAGGCAAACAGAGCTACCTTTCTGAAGGTGGTGCCATTGGCAAGAACATTGAAACGCGCCTCAAGGAGTTTTTGAACGACGCCTTTTGGAACCAGGCCGCTGGCGCAGACTGGCCCCGGCTGCTTGGTGCCCCAGGCAACGAGAAGGAGCTGGAGCTCACATGTAGGTCAATCATATTGCAGTCTTATGGGGTAACTGCGGTGAACAGCATAGACGTTATTTACGACCCAAGGGAGCGCAACATAACGATGACGTGCAACCTTAACACGCTGTACACCAGCAATTTTTCCTTACAAATCCAGCAGAACTTCTCACAGATGGTTGGAGGATAAATGGCAAAGAACCAGATTGGAGTTTCAGGAATAGAGATACAGGGGTACGACGACATTGTTAGCGATATAGTCAATGGCACTGCTGATGTGCCGGGCCTCGTAACAATATACGGGCCAGACATCAACCTGGCCAGCAACAGCCCTGACGGCAACATGGTTAACGTCTTGGCTCTCTCTAAGGAGGATGTGCTGCAGCTTTGCGTGGGCATATACGACTCCTTTGACCCTGACCAGGCCATTGGCGCTGCCCTCGATGCCTTGGCCCAGATTTACGGCTTAACGCGCATCGGTGGAAGCTACACCGTAACACCCGTCGTTATAACGGCCAGCGGGGCAGCCACCCTGCCAGGCCTCGATGACCCCACGGCCACGCCCTTCACTGTGAGCGACGGCAACGGCAACGAGTTCTACCTTAAAACAACCCTTGTTATAACTGTGGCCGGAACAAGTACGGTAGACTTCCAGGCCAAGGAAATTGGGTACATCCAGGCCACCCCGAACACCATCACCAACATTATAACGGTTACCCCTGCCATTACTTCTGTGAACAACCCCGCAGCGGCCACCACCACGGGCCAAGAGCAGGAAACTGACGCTGCCTTCCGCATCCGCAGGCAAAAGTCCGTTGGCAAGCCCGCGCAGGGAGCGATGGACGGCCTTGTTGGCGGGCTATATGAGGTTGTTGGGCTGGTGCAGGCAGTGGTATACGAGAACGTTGCGGATACCATCGACGCCCACACAGTGCCCGCGCATGGGATATGGGTCATAACCGATGGCGGGGCCGATGCTGATGTGGCTGCTGCCATATACCTGTGGCGTTCGGCTGGTGTCGCCATGAAAGGGTCAACCACCCTTGCTATAACCCAGTCCGACGGCAGCGAGTTTACTGTGGCGTGGGACAAGGCGGCGAGTCAGAGCTTGCACGTCAAGTTTGCACTGGCTTCGATATCTGGCGGGTCTGTCGACTCTGCAGCAGCCGTGACAGGGTTGGTTGCCCTTAGCAATTACGGCATACACGAGGCAGCAGACATAACCTCAATAGCAACGCTGCTCCACCAAGTGAACCCTGACCTGGTAGTTTCATCGTGCCAAGTTTCAGTTTACGGTACTACTTGGGTCAACTCAGTCTTGCCGACCACGCTGGATAAGAAGTTTGTGTTAACCTCCACCAACATTACAGTGCTATGATGACAAAAGAAGAGCTGCTCGAATATTACTCCTCACTGCTGATTTTTCAGTACAGGAACCAGCCCAAAGCCAAGGCTACTGCAAAGCTGCTTGCCAGCCTAAGCGTCTGCGATATGCTGCCCACCCTGCTCGGCGGGTGCTTTAATCTTGATACCGCCACCGGCGCGCAGCTGGACGTAATTGCAAAGATCGTAGGTATCAACCGCAGGGTCTACGGCCTCGATCTCGAGCACACCTATTTCAGCTTTGACAATTACGCCGGAGATGGTGGCGTAGGCATGGGAGATTATACCGTTGACCCTTACCCGTCCGCGCTGTTCCGGCAGTACAACATCGACGCCATATATACCTGCTCCGACTTTGAACTGCTGGCGTTGATAAAACTCAAGATCATTCAGAACTGCGCCCGCATGACCACCAAGGGTATTACCGACGCGCTGTACGCAGCATTCGAAAAAGACATCACAATGACCGACACAACGCCGGTATACGCATATACTCCGGACATAGAACTCGACTACATGGAGTACTCCTCCGACGCCCTCGCCCGGGAGGCTTATAAAAGCAATTCCGAGGTAGTCGATCAACAATATATTGGTGTAGAAAACAATGCAACCCTGACAGTCGGGAAGGACTCCAACGGGGGAACTGCTTCAGCACAGAGTTTTATATTGTCTGGAACTAAAACTGTTACTTCCGTAGAGGTAATGCGGGGAGCCAGAGTAGGAATCCCCACTGGTAATTGGACGTTGCGAATAGAAACTAATGTCGGTGGCTTACCATCGGGAATACTCGCCGACGTCAATGCGGAGGTTGTTGTTTCTCCGCCATCCAGCGACGGGACAACTGTTAAGGGCACCTTTGCGACTCCTTTTAATCTTAGCGCGGGAACAACCTATTGGCTTGTAATAGTGGGGGACGCTCAGTCCTCGGATAACTACTGGGCTCTGTCGAGTTACGACTCCGGCTCATCATACGCCAATGGCACTGCCGCAATACGCGCCGTAGATTCGAACTGGTATGTCCAGGGAATTGATATGTGGTTCAAGATATACGTTCAGGGATCAGTGTACCTGCAGTCCTATTCCGAATCCACAATCAAAACTCAAGGCAGTTATGCGTTGAAGGCGGTGGCGGCGATAACTACCTCGCTTAACAAAGCCCTCACCCATACCTTTGCCTCTCCGCTCAACCTTTCAGGGATAAATACTGCCGAGTTTGACATCAGGGCAAGCAGGACGGGGGCGAATATAAAGGTCGAACTGCACAACGCCAACGGGACGACAACCGAGATAACCCCCACCATTTCATCGGCTGGCACATACCAGACGGTGATTTGGGATTTATCAGCCGTGGTTGACGCCGACAAGAACGCCATAGATAGCATCATCGTCACCGTCGTCAACGCTGATGCCGCCAATACATTTTACATCGACAACTTCAACGGCGGGGCGTATACGCCGACCGTTGTTGCGGGACTGTACTACACAGCGATACCGCTTTACACAACGGTAATAACGGTCGCTAAGTTTTTGAATATCTTGCCCAAGCCGATGGGAATTGCGACCTTTGTAAATTACTCATAACTAAGGAGAATATCAATGGCAAAGAAAACGCGAATAACAATGATCCCCTTCGCCGAGAGCGCAACCACATCAACGGTGGGCGTATTCGGGTCGAAGTATAGCGCCAGCCCGGCAACGTCCAAAGACCCCACGGTTATCCAGAGCCTGGCCAACTGGGGCCTGGGGTTGATATCGGCGGTGATCGGGGTGAGGACGCCCTGCCTGGAGGATCTCAACGGAATATTCCTGGTGTTCTCCTATATGCTCTGTTACCTCATGGAGACAGGAATGCCCGAGTACGACGCGGCAACTAATTATTGCCAGAATGCGTATTGCCAGGTTTCCGGGGTTTTATATTGCTCCTTAGTGACTGACAACATCGGAAACACCCCGGCCAGCAGCCCGACGAAGTGGGTTGCGGTAATCGATACCGACGTAACCATGGCCGCAAATTCCGACACAGTGGTTCCTTCCCAGAAAGCTGTGGCGGCCTATGTTACCGGGAGGGCCCCGCAGATATCCATATTGACAGGCACCGTCGCTCATGGCGGGACGATCCCGCTTCCTGCAGGATATACCGAGGTGCAGTGCAAGTGGATGGTTTCTCCCAGCGATATGCACGGATGGTCGGATGGTGGCGGCGGTATCGCGGCAGACATGCAGATACAGTGTTCGGCCATTGGGACGCGAGCGGTAACCTGCCAGGCAAGGGTATTGGATAACGGCGGCGGTTGGCAGGCGTGGTATGCAGGCACCGCCAATTATATGATTATCGGGACAAAGTAAAAATAACCTAAACGAGGTATGAAATCATAAGGAGAGCCCATGGACGCATACTTTCAGAAAGGCATACAGCTTGAACCTCTCGCCCCTGGGGAGAGCCTCTATCTACCCGTTACTTTAAAAGACGAGGTTTCTGGACTACCCATAAACCTTGACGGGTACAACGCAAAGATGCAGGTAAGGCAGACGGCTGATGGGGCAGACCCTGCGCTTCTGACATTCTCGACCGATGATAACTCTATAATCATAACGGCCGTCACCGGGTTGCTCGAGATATACGGGACACCGGCCATGACCGTCGACCTTCAGCCAGGCATGACGGTGTGGGATCTGTTCATCTATAAGGACGGGGTAGCAACGAAGATACTGTACGGAACATTGCCAATCGAGCCGAGCGTAACGAGGTGAATACTCCCACAACGGTAGTCAGTAGGCAGCAGGTGGTGGAGGCGAATATTCCATTGAAAACTGTTGCCGTTATAAAGCGCCAACAGGCTGTCGACGTCTATAAACCAGAGAAGAATCTTTCCGTGATAAAGAGGCAGCAGACCATAAACATTACCGCCGAGGTGCCCATGCTCGTAGCATTTAAGCCGTTCACATTCGTCGCCACTGAGGGCCAGACAATATTCCCTCTCGACAAAGCACCCAGGCGTATAATTCTGCTGGCCATAAATGGTGCCACGCAGAACGAGGAGGGGGGAGATTTTGTTCTCTCAGGCAGCAATATAACTTTGAGTGCGGGGGTGTCGGCAGGGGATAACGTATACGGAATTTATCAGGAGCCATAAACCATGAAACGAACAATACTGACTCTGGCCCTGGCGATAGGGCTGATTGCTTCCGCAGTATTCGCTGGAACGAAGGTTCCTTCCAAGGATGTTACGGTAAACACGACATCATTCCAGAAGAACCTGGGAGTGAACGACTCTGACGTGCAGCACGCGCTCCAGACCATCGATAACATCACGATCGTCTCCACCGAATTGGATCCGGTCTGGAACGCGTCGAAGGCGGGGTACTTTAATAAGAGCTCTGACACTACCGACAATGCAACCCAGGGTTCTGTCAACAAGTACGCCAACACCACCAAAGAAGACAACGGCCAGACCGCGTACACCTGGGGCAACCATTCCCAGGCTGGCTACATCAAGAACCTGACCTCATTCACCACCGATGATCTGACACAGGGTTCCACCAATAAATACGCCAATGTAACCGCCGAAGGACTGGCTCACTCTCATGCCAATAAATCGGTGCTGGATAGCATTCAGGAAGCACTGACTACCGCCCTCAAGTCTACATACGACAGCGTAGTCACCCTGGTCAATGGCAACTACACCACATGGAACGCCAAAGCTGACTATTCCTTCGGCGCTCACAACTTCACTGGCACCGGAAATATGACCTCCGGCAACTTTACCACTACAGGAAACGTCACCGCCGTGAATATGACCGCCACTAACTTCCTCGGCTCAGGATCAGCACTTACCGGGGTACTTCATACGGAAACCGACCCCCTCTCACTTCATCTCGACCAAACCACACCTCAGACTGTTGTGAATGGTGTTCCATTATTCAATCTGGGTATCAAATCTCCTAAACTCTATCCGGCTGTCGACTCTACCACAGCGGTACAGATAAATAAGGCTAACGGTACGACGAATGTAATGAACATCGACACCACCAATGGCAGGGTGGGGATTGGGACGGTGGCACCAAGTCAATTGCTGAATATTGTGGGTGGGACAGATAGCAGTAACTTTTTAAGTGTAGATAGGTCTGACCATGCTAATTGTTTACAGGTTACCTCAGGAGATTATGATTATTCAGTTACGAAAGCGGATAATATATATGTAACTAAATGTTTGGGGGTTGGGTATGAAGCAGTAAATTCTAGAAATATACCTTTCGCTGTTGGTAGAAAATCCGCCAACACCGCCACCATCCAAGAGATGTTGCGGATTGCTACCACCTCCACTGGCACAGTAGCGGCTAATTTTGGGGCAAGTATTGATACATATTTGGAGGACGCAAGTGGTAATGCCGCACAGCAAGCAAGCTCGATTGGAACAATCTGGACTACACCTACACATGGGGCTGAGAGTTCGGCGATTACATTTAGTGGCGTAACCGCTGGGGGAGCGTTGACGGAGTGGGGGAGGATGTATGGGGCGAGTGCAGGGACTGGTGGAACGTTAGAGGTGGACGTAAATGGAATAAGGACAACAGGATTACCAATAAATGGATTACTATTAAATAATACAGCAGCTTCTACTGCTGGAGTTACTACTCAATTCCCTCCTGCTATAATTTTCAAAGGTTCTAGTTATACTTCGGGTGCTAATCATACAGTTCAATTAGCTTTGGCATTTGAACCTGACACAGGTTTTAGTGATGCGGGATATTTTAAAATATTTACACAAAAAGATTCAGAGGGATGGATAGAAAGATTAAGTATGGTTAGAGGATATTTTACTTCCCAATTGGGATGGAGATGGCAAGGTTCTAGTGAGTCAATTCCTACCTCAACTGGCTCAATATATTATACTACCGACTTGGCTACGGCTGGAACTGATAGATATTCTCCCCCTATAATAATGTATGGTCAAGGTTGGAAAACTGCTGCTGCAGCGGGTTCACAATCCATGTCTTTAGGACAAATTCTCGCTCCTGAACAGGGAAATACTAATCCTATTGGTGTTTATAAAATGTTTTATGGAACAAATGCTATTACTCCAGTTGAAACCAATGAACTCTGCCGCTACGAATGGGGCGACCGTCTTGGAGTAGACTTCAATAAATTAGCCATAGCAGGGTATCATTTTAATGTAACCGCCCCGATAACTTTCCAAGCGGCAGGTAATGGTATAGTCCTCAAACAAGGTGCGAATGGTAAGTGTGGGACATTTGTACTCACGGGCGTTACCCCCGTTAGTGTTGCCAATTCTTCCATAGCGATAACTGACGTGATAATGTTTTCGTTAAACACTGTGGGCGGTACAGTAGGTGCGCATCCGCAAATTCAAACTATAACCGCTGGGGTAGGATTTACAGTGAGTGGGAGTGCATTGGACACAAGTACGATGAATTACGCAATTATCTCTAACGCAAGTTAACTAACGGAGGAATGATGAAATCTTTTCTGGCAATATTGATCGTCCTGGGGTTAAGCGTTCCGGTATGGGCGGAAGAAACCGTTACCAAGCTGGACGCTAATTCAGTGCGTATCACCATATCTAACGTGAGCGACAAGGAAGGTGTCAAGACCACTATCTCTCAGGAAAAGACCTTCACCCTGGATGAGCTGACCTCCGCCAAGTCTGCTTCTGAATCTGCCCTCAAGTCCTGGGAAGATGCCAAGAAAAAGGCAGACGAGAACATTGCCATACAGACCGAGCAGGTGGCTCTGTGGGATAGGCTGATTGCTGAGAGTACAAAACAGGGGATTGTAAGCGCGGCAAAGGTGGAGAAGATGGAAGCCGCTCCGATGGCTGATGGTGAGAATACAGTAGAGGAACTTAAATAAGGAGGAGCGATGGGTTCGGGTGCGGAAGATGCACTGTACAGTAGGGTAAACTTCCTGGAGCAGAAGTCAGCGGTAAGAGAAGAACAGATCCGAACGCTTGAGGGTGTCCAGGTAAGCCTCATCTGCAAGATTGATGAGATAAACAAGAAGCTTACTGAGATACAGCTCCAGCTGATAAAACGGCTCCCGGCCTGGGGAGTATTCGTTCTGACGGGGTTATGTAGCATTACCACCGGACTGGCGGTATTCGTTATTACACAGCATAAATGAACGCCAAGCTCGAACGCCTAATCAGGGAAAGGGCATTCGAGATATGGCAGGTGCGCCAGGCGATGGGTATGAGATTCAAGCCCAATAGGGCCGGGGCGATGGTAGAGATCACGGCCCAGGATGACTGGCTGGAAGCGGAAGACGATATCGCCAACCCGGAGAGCGCATATGCCGCAGACCAGAACTGACCTTCGGTGCCCGGTGGACAGATTCCACACTGTCTGCAAGATAACAAAGTACGGGCCCGTATGCACCCTTTGTGGCACACTCATAACCAAGGATGAAGTACAGCGTCAGATGAAGCAGTTAAAAAGGGAGGTTAGCAATGGCTGAGATGTCTGGCCGCAAGTTTTCTACCGTAGCAATCGTATCGACGTATTGTGTTACCATATTGGGGGCGCTCGCCTTGACCACGATGAAAATCATGACCGTGGAAGTTTTCATTGCGATGCTCTCAGGATTTGGGGGCGTTGTTATGTACATCGTCAAGGCGTACTTTGATGACAAAGACCGTTCTTTACAAACCACAACCAATGGAGGGCAACCCAAATGAAGAGGCATATAATGTTGGTGGCAGTGTTTCTCGTAGCGATGACCGGCGTGTGCCGCGCGCAGTCCACCGATACGTTAACCTTGGACGACGTGCTCTCAAAGGCGAGCGGTGTTAAGTCAGGCGTGTTCTACAACATCGAGGATAGCAAGTTCCAGGTCATCAATAGCTTCTCAGTCGCAGAGTACAAGGGGTTCAGCCTGGACATCGGTTATGCCAGCCAGCAGGTGCTGTGCGCGAGCCTTAACTACGAAGTGGCCCGCCTTGAGAACTTTGGAATCAAGTTGCCGGTGTTAAAGGATGTGGTGGCCAAGGTAGGCGCAACTGCAGGCATAAAGCGCCTGGGTGGCAGCAATGAGTTCGTCTACGGGCCTGACGCTGTATTGCAGGTGAGGTTCTAATGAAGAACTGGGCCGTGTTGATATTCGTGGCAGTGCTGCTGGCGACTAACACTGGCACCGGCTTCTACTGCTACGAAAAAGGCAAGGCCGTGGCATACTCCAAGGTAGCCAAGGAGGTGCCCACGCAGACATACAACGCCCAGGGTCAGCAGAACATAGCAAACACTTACCAGAATGTGCCCCTGCGGCCCGCGCTCAGCCTGTTCAGTTGGGGGCGTTTTCACCTTGTTAGCTTTGACCAGGCAGCAGTAATAATGAATGCAACCCAGCGCATCACCCAAAAGTCTCCGGAAAAGCCGACTGCGCTTACGCTGCAGCGCACTGCGACCGCTAAAACGCACATTGCCACCAAGGGGGTAAAAAGGTGATAAAAGTAGCACTTTGTTTATTGTTGGCAGCCCTATGGCGCATAGGTGGTTGGCACTGGCGCGTGGCCCGCATAGTAGTGATACCGGCCATAGTGGGGGTATTCTACGCTTTTACGAGCCCGCTGCTTGGAGTTCTCATGTTTGTGAGCGCCAACATTATAAGGCTGGGCGATGGTAATTGGAGTCCTGAAGATGACCCCAAGCCCAGCTTCTTCGGTTGGCTTACGCACGATCGCACAGGAGTATGGACAAAGGGGCTCCATGGCCTTACTTGTGGATTAGTGGCCCCCTTGCCGCGCTTCTTCATTGGCGGGATGAACGTGTGGCATTACCTGCTGTGGGCTATCGGCTTTGGAGTGGTCAGTGCCCTCTTGCGCCTTACGAAGCAGGTCTGGATTGAAGAACCTTGCCGTGGTGCATGGTTTGCCGGTGTGATGTTTATCTAACGGCCACCGCTGCGCATTGCTTCCTGAATAGTACGCACGTCGTTCCACAGCTGCGCGCCAAGGTATTCTTGCACCGCAGCTCTGCCGTATATCTGCTGTTCCTGCCCGTATACCCACTTATAGTTGGCATCGAGCATGCGCTTGCCATTAATCCAGTGGCGGTGTTCGATGACCACGTCCTTGGTGTGCCAAAGCATATTGAGCGCCTGCAATAGGTGCTGAAAGTAATCATCGATACCAATATGCTGGAACTTGGGCCATATCATGTGCCCCAGGGCCCGCACTATGTTGCCACTCAACACGCAGCCGGAGGGGTGCTGGTACGCGGCCCATTCCGTAAGGTTGTCCTCTGCGGCTGCCATTCCCCAGCCGTTGCCCTCCCTCTCTACTATGCCTACGAGCTCAGCATCCCAGGCAGTGGTGATGAAGAAGTGATCGTCGTTGACAGGCGCGTAGTAGTCATAGCCAGGAAACTCCCTGCATAGGTGATTGTAAGCCTGGGCCAGATAAAGGCGGCTCCCCATAAGCACGTTGATATAACGGCCTTGCACTACATGCGCGTACTCAGCGAACTTTGGGTCATCAGTGTTGAGGTAAACCGCCATATCGGTGCCGGGGCTTCTTGTTTCAGCCCAACTATCGAGCATGTCGCGCAGGGTGCTGGGTCTGCCGCGTGTGGGGCACATGGTGAGTATGCGTTTACCCATGGCGTTCTACCTCCACCCCTTTAAGGATGAGCAGGTCTTTATCGCCCTTCTCACCGAACTGCTCAACCAAGCGCGGGTAGATGGGGTTGCTCTTGTCGATGATTCCTGACTGCAGCATGGCCCGCGCTTCGGCATTGTAAAGGTAACTACGGTTCCACGGGGTTACATGCCTATGGCACAGCTGTACGTCCAGGTGGACAAAGGGCTGTATACCTGCGTCCAGCAACTTCTGACAGAACAGGCTGTCGCCAGCAACGCCTTTCTCGAACGGGTAGTACGGTGTGAGCATCTTCTCGAATATGCTGGTTTTGATAAGAGTAAACGGGGTGGCCGTCATGTCGCATGGTACGATGGGGCTACCATCCTTTCCGCGCCCTACTTCTTCAAGCTGCATGAGCCTGTTCTTGTATATCTCTGGCAGTGTTTTGGTGGGGTCAAGGCGCTTAAACGCGCACCGGCTGTAAGGGAAGCCAGCTATGAACATGGCACCGCTGATGAACTCCTTGTCGGCGTCTAACAGCTTGTTGACGAAGCCCGCCTGGAATCCCCACACGTCGTCATCCATGCGGAAAATGTAGTCAGCTCCGTGGGTTATGGCGACGTGGGCTATTTCATTGTCGGCCTCCGTTACGGGTCGGCGATAAGGGAAGTACGTGTTCACCATGAAGCCACGATTGCAGAACTCGTTCATGGCTCCAAGGAACGTAGCAAGCCACTGCCCAGGGTCAGGGCAAAGGCCGAAGGTGGGACACGCCATCAGTATGCTTTTGCGGTTTTCCATTGTCATTCCTCCACCTTGCAGTTGCTGATTATATTACGAATAGTTTCATCTTCCATGCTTACGTTTCGGTTGTGGCTGCAGCCCTTGATATCCCAATTGACGTATATCTTGAATCCCAACTTTTGACACTTGGTGTAGAAGATATTGTCGGGCGGAGTGTTCTGCCACTGCGATTCTATCAGTGGCGACCACTGGAACAGCTCCTCCCCCATATCTCGAAAAACGTCGAACACCCTCTTCGAGATAAGTATGCAGGCAAAGCTGGTTGAGAAAACCTCCTCGGTGCCCGACTTCTTCATGGTGTATCCGCGCGGTAGCTTGCCGGGCTGAGCCTTTTCCCCGGTGTTGGCATTGAGGTGCATATCCTTATTCTTTGGGTCATAGTGCCAGGTGGGAACCGATACGATATCCTTGCCACTGGCGATGAGCTTGTCGAGCGCATCATTGGGCGGGGCCACGTCTGCATCCATGAATAGGACGTAGTCAAATTCGCGGAAGGGCAACTGATTGACTATCTGCCGCTGCGCCATTTCAGCGCTGAAACTGCACACCCCGAACACCAGCTGGCAGTCATGCTTCTTGTATTGTTCAGCGATGAACCGCACAAGCTCATGATACACGTCGTTGGTTCCGCGGGTGGGCAAAGCCAGAACGATTTTCATTGAGCGTTCCTCCTATACGAAGTTGAGGTGTACTGGAGGGTTCGCCATAAGCCTGCCGTAGTTTCCTGGGCCGCCGCACATCTTCACCAGCGCCTCGTCAAGATCTCCATGATACTCCTTTGTGAGGATATCCATAAACTTGAGGCATTCGCAATGCCTGCACTGGCCTGTACAGAGCTTGTCGAGGGGTGTTGCAGCAACCTTGCGCACAATGTTCCAATAGTGGTCAGAATACAGGATGCCGCACAACTCTTGTTCGTTGACATTGCCGTAGCAGTACTCCGCGTTGCCGAACATAAACCCGCAAGGGTAGCAGCCTCCGTCTCCAGATATCTGAAAGAGGAATGGCAGGTCAATGCAGCGGTCAAAGCCCCAGTGCCTGCGCTTCGTTATTTCCGTGGAGTCCTTCATGGCCCCCCACTTGACGATTATCTTGGTTCGCTCGTTGGACATAGTTGCCGCCTGCAGGAGATCGTCTTGGGCCTTGCCGTATTCATCCATATCGAAGTGCATGGGCATGCCTGCGCCACCATCGCTGAACTGCTTAATGACGAGGTAGTCAACGCCCCAGTCCACTGCGGCCTTGGCCAGGGGAAGTATCTCGCTGAACCCGTCAGGAATGAGTACGGCCTGCAGCCCGATGGTGCAGCCATTGTTGTGCGCTACGGCATGTTTGACCACTGCTTCTATCTTGGCCAGGCTTCCAGCGGGGGCACCCATTATGCTGTCGTACTTGTCTATTCCTGAGATGTTGAAGCGCAGCCAGGTGCAGCTTGATGTGAGCGAGTCAACCTTGCCGAGGTTCCCATGCAGCAGGAGCCCATTGGTAGCCACAGCGCAATCAACGCCAAAGGCGTGCAGGTCGAATGTGAAGTCCAGTAAGCCCTCGTTCATGGTGGGCTCGCCATCACCGATGATGGATACCGACTTCACTCCGACCAAGCCGGCGTCGCGGGCCAGGCGACGGAGGGCCGACTTGCTGATGAACTGCGTTCCTTTGCCCTGCTTAACACCGTAGCAGTAGACACACTTGATATTGCACGCCTTGTGAATTCCCATGTCAATGTGGATGGGCATTATGCGTTCACCATTAAGGAACTGCTGCAAGCGCTCCTGGTGCCAAAGCAACTTGCACCCATCGAACAGGAACTTCTTAGGTTCACTCGTGAGATAATCAAGCATGTTTGTTCAGCCTCTCTATTTTAACGCTGGTGTGACCGCCCTGTTGCAGGCGGTTGGTTTTGATTTTCACGTCGCAGGGGTTGCAGGTGCCATAATACTCACAAAGGCGCGCCTCATCAAAGCTGATTAACTCATCGTTTATGTGGAGCAGGCTTTCGCACCCAGCATAAAGCAAGGAATGGCAGCCATGTATGAGGCCGTCCGGCGCTATCAACAACTCGCTGGGGTGGCACAGCACGTTGAAGTTCTTATGGCCCGTTATGGCGTCAGGGTACTTATAGGTGCCATGCGTGTCATCCAGGTATTCCTTCATGCGGAAGTCAATGTCAACCTCCTCACATATAGCCCGCATTTCGCTGTTCTCGCATATCATGTCAGGATGGTTCAGTGCCCAGATCCCTACTGAATAATCCTTCTGCTTCAGTGTATAAACCTTTTTGGCCAGTTCGTTGGGATTCATACCCATGTGGAATGAGAAGCGTATGCTTGCATAAGGAGCCTGGCGCTTGAAAACGCTTGTCCCCACCTTGGCCATAAAATCATACACGTCGAACTGTCCGTTGGTTAGCAGGTCAAGGTGCTTGCCTGCTGCGTGCAGCATATTTACCAACTGGTAGAACTCTTTGTGCGTGGTGGGCTCGCCGCCCTGCAGGGTGATGGGCAAGTCCTCACGGGTTTCAATGCGGCTGAGCCCATCGAACCATTCCTGCGCGCCCATCTCAATGCGCGGAATGAACTCACCCTGCCGGTTGATGCAGTAAGGGCACGCCAGGTTGCAACGTAGGGTTATAAACGCGGCGACGTAATTATAGTTTTCGGGTAGCTTAATCGGTGGCTTCATAGAGCTCCTTATATTCTGTGAGCAGTAACGGTTGCTTACATCCCTGCGCCAACCCATAGTAGAACTGCACCCCGCGCACCGTAAGCACGCGCACGGAAACGATTGACGGTTCGTAACTGAATAGCGGTGAGTAGTCTTGCTTGTGCTGCCAGCCAGGGTCTAACGGGTGGTCATTGCCAACGCAGGCCCGAATTATAATGGGAATCGTGAGGCCGTAATGCTGCAGCTTGCCCACATGGTTGAATAGTGCGTCAGCAGCAGCCAGCATGAAGTCCATGCGCTCAAAGCACAGCACCGGCAGGAACCCATTGAGGGCCAGGCCTATTGCAACGCCCACCATCAAGTTCTCCGCCACGGGCATCTCTATGCAGCTGGCCTCGCAACCTTTGAGGGTTCCATTCATCTGCGGGCCGCACTTGGTGTTATAACCAACAAAGCGCACCTTTGGATTACTTGCCAACTGCAGCATTTCCTTGTGTAAGGCCTCTTTGTATGTCATCACATAAACTCCACATGCTTGCCTGTACCGACGTGCGGGTAGTTAGGCGTGTACTTATACCTGTAAACGTATTCAGGCCCGTTGAACACCTGCGGCCATGACTGTCCTTTTCCCCAGCGCTCCTTGTACGGGGTGGCCACGCTCCTATCATTATCCTCTATAATGAACGTGATGGGCAGTTCCTGGCCAGCCGCATAGCGCAAAGCCTCAAAGAACCAGCCTTGGTCGCAAGCCCCGTCGCCAACAAAACAGTGTACCCGTTCATTGCCACCTGCCAGCTTTATTCCAAGGGCAGTTCCAACAGCAGGGGCACAGTTACCACCAACGATGCCCGTTGATACGAACCTGTTGGGCAGGTCAATGATGTGCATGCTGTTACGCCGGTTGACTATCTGGTCGAACAGGTACTCCGTGTTGTCAGTGTGGAGCAGGTAATGGTACGCGTTGCGGTGCGTACTAAACACCCAGTCGCCAGGCTTGACGAACATATAGAAGTAGTTTAGAAGCTCAACCTCATTGCCTCCGCAGAAGTGGTGCGGGCAGCGAATGCGGCCAGCTTCCCACTCCCTCTTTATACGTTCCTCAAATGCGATGAGCTCCTTTATTCCCAGCTTATTCACCCTGGCCGCCCTCCTCTAACGTCTTGGCCTCGAATTGCATTCCCGCATTGGCGTAGAACTTGTCGTAAGTATCCTCGGATAGGTGCTTTATCTTCTCCTCGACGAAGCCGATGCGCTTATCCAGCATGTTCTTGCTCTCTATACGAACCTTGTTGGTGTTGCGTATCATTATTGCGCGCCTTCCCACTTCTGAAAGGGGAATACTGCCCTCTGCTGCATTGCGCACGCTGTGTTCCAAGTCCCAGATAGTCAGGTTAGCCTGGGCAATGCGGATGACGGCCAACAAGAACTCACCATCTATGCCGGATTGCTTGCACCAGCCCAGCATGTCTGCCAGTTCTTTTCCGGCCCCCGGAAGCTTGCACAGCGCCTTTTTTGACACAATGGTCATCCGGTCAATGAACTCACCGAACGTGTAGGTGAATATTGGGCGACCGCCCTTCTGTTGGTACATCTGCCTTGCTATGGCATGAACCGTACTTTTGTACCCCTCCTTGAGCGCTTTACCGCAGTTCATTCAACACCCGCGACGTATTTCTCTTGGGTTTCAAAGAGAACGTGCTCCTTGCCGTGCTTGTCGTATGTCTTGATGGGCACCAGCATGGACGGGCATTCCGGCGTAGGAACCTTGGGAACCAGCCGGTCGCCGATCTTGACCTTCTTGCAATCCGGGCCCACGTCCACCACGCGGAAGAAGTGGAACGGGATCCTTTCGCGCATGGCACCTTCCTGACGTTCCTTAACGGTGCCGGGCAATACTATCTTGCTCTTGCTCACTTCGAACTTCCAGTCATCTTCGAGCAGCTCCAGGAAAATCACATCGTCGAATACCTTCATGTTTTTAGCTCCTCAGTTAAACAGCTCGTGGTTGCCAAATAGGGCGTTCTCAAAGCTTCCCGTTACGCGATTGTAAAAACAACATTCGCACCCATCCTTACCCAGCTTCGTTATAACCATTGCAACTTCTGGCGCAGACTTGTGGTAAACAATTGCACCAAGTAACCATCTCGTCAATATCTGCTCCTGCATAGCCCCCCCTAATTGTAGCTCAACCAGTTTCCACCACCAAACATTCCAGTGAAGTCGTCAAACCTATCTTTGAACCACTGCTGCAAGCGCTCCCACCTGTTCATGTTATCCCCTCCTAAAGATAGTTGAACCGGCCTTGTGGCGTGAGCAGAAAGCGCTTGATTTTTACCAGCGCTTTGCGCTTCACTTGTCGAACGGCTTCTCCTGTGATGCGCGGGTGCATTTTGTTTCCTATGGTCTGCAGCGTTTCTTCGAAGCAAAAATGGTAAACTATGACTTCTGTTTCGCGGGCATTCAGGCCCGATAAGGCAGTTACAAGCAGTAACCCAGCAGCTTCTCCTTCGCCTGGTGCGTGCCGTGGCCGCGACATTCTGTCATCCTTTTCTTCATTAGGCTACCCTTTTGACGTTGACTGCTCGCGGCCCCTTTTTTGAATCTTCGCTTTCAAACTCGACCGGATCGCCTTCATTCATCGTGTCGAAGTCTGTGGCCATGGAACGGTGGAAGAAAAGGTCGCCGCCCTTCTTACCGTCAACAACCTCCGCAGTGATGAACCCAAACCCGCGCTCATTGTTCAGCTTCTTGATGATACCCTTTGCCATGTCTGATACCCTCCTATTTTGGTTTTGTTACGCGTTGACTTCACCTTTGCCGGAACCCTACTCTTGATGTATTTGACGACGTCGCCCACAGTTTTCATCTTTGCGGCGTCTTTGTCGTCAATGAGGATCGAAAACTCGTCCTCCAATTCCATGACAAGCTCGATCATGTCGAGGCTGTCCGCATGCAGATCGTCCTTCAGATTTGCCGACATGGCAAGCTGATCGTCTTTGCATCTCAGCTCTTTCTCGATTGCCCTTTTGGTGCGAACCTCAACAGAACTCATAAGCCCACCTCCTTTATGTCTGCAGGCGTGAGGTCGAACTCCTCCATCTGCTTTTGCAGGCGCTCCTCCTCTTCGGGAGTTACCTGCTCTCCGGTTTTGATGCGCGCCTTGCGCAGTCGGGCAATGTATTTGACGATTTCCCTGCGCGCTACGGCACGGCAGCGGGCCATGAATCCCTTAAGCTCAGCGTCGAAGTCGGCGAGCACGCTGGCCAGATCATCAGTGGCTGGCTGAGGCTCGACATGCACGGGGGTGCACTTGATTGAGGCCTTGCGCGACTGTTTTACGGCGGAGACTTTGCCCTCCTCTTTGGAGGTGTACTTCGAGACGTCAAAGCTCGTTGCGTTCAATCCAGGGTGTAGCCTATTCATCTCGGTCGCTATTTCCTTGAGGCGCTTGAACTGGCCGCTCGTGCGCATTGTTTTCATCTGGTCGATATTCTCTGGTGAGAACTTCGGCTTACCCCGTGGCATCTGCATCCTCCCTTGGCTGTGCTGCTGTTTTTTTATCAGTTGAATCATGACATTTTTCGCAAAGGGTTTCCAGGTGGTCAGGATGGCACAGTAAGAACTGCCTTATTACCCTGTAAACTTCCTGCCAGTTGAGTACACCGTCTTTGTGATGCACCTCCACATACACCTCTCGTCCATGAGCCTTGCTGGCATGCGCATGGCATTTGCAGCAGGAACGGCTATCCCTCTTGAGGGCCATGCCGCGCTCCCTTGACCGCAAGAACAACCGGCGCAGCGCAGCTTTGATTTTTGAGTTCGGCGTGTAAGGCAGGCGCTTGCCCATATTATATCACCAGATTCTTTGCTGTGATGCGTTTATTTTTCTGCTTGGCGATTATCTGCTGGCACTCGGTGGTTATGTGAAAGTCCAGCGCTTTAACACCATCCTTTCCGATTTGCTTTTTGCACTTCTTTGCCAGGCGCTTTAACTGCGTTATCTTTAGTATCATGCGTGTCCTTTATGATTTGAGGTGTGGTAATACGCGCTCAATGGCAATGTCGACGTCATGCTCGGTGAAGCCACGATTCATCATGAAGCCCTTGAGCGACCTTTTCCCATTGTAAATCTTGGAAGCGTCAATGAGGAACTTGTCTGTTAACTCGATTGGTTCGGGTGCTGGTTCTTCTTGGCGGCGGGGCTTGTTTGTGCGCATGCGCCAGTGATAGTCCTTGATATCATCAAGGTATCTTTCCAGGAACTTTTCCTTGAACGGGTGTTTGATCAGGTTCAGCTCGTCTATAAGACCAACGACTATCTTTGGCGACTTGTTCGGGATTAGCTTGAACCTGTTAACCACCCACACTATCTCTTTTTCTGCATCCCAGTATATGTTCGTTTTTTCCGGTTCTTCAGTTAAATGCTTGAACGCCTTTTCGAACTGCTCCTTACCCATGCGCAGCTTTACCTGCGCTTCTTCCAAGTCAATGGAATAAATGCCCGACAGGGTAATGCCGCCGTTGCCGAATAAGTAGATGAACATCAAGCGGCAATCGCTATCCGGAAGTCGCTTGAAGAACGGGTCGCTCCATATCTCGGTGTAGAGGGGAACGTATTTTAACATGTCTTACCTTGTTTTAGGTTGGGGCTGGCCCCGATAAGGTGCGTTTAGCCGAATACCCCAACTATTTAACCTTTAACCTGACCGTCTTCGATGTATATTCCGGCACCAGGTGCGTCAGTAACTTCTTCTTCCCACAGCTGGAAGCCTTGAGCCGCAGCCATGTCTTGCAGTATCTTTTTGCCTGCACTGTCAAGCAGGCTGCCTTGACGAACCAGTATAACGCGCAGCTTGGGATTGAGCCCCATTGCTATAGCCGTGCTGATTCGTATCTGCTGTCCGGTGGAAAGGCGCTGCAGTGGAATGTCGTTGAGCAACACATTCTCCTCGTCGATGCCCAGCCCCTCGATGGGCATTTTGGCATTGAGAATGCGCGTGCGCTTTTCCGTGAGCACCTTGTTTACGGACTCCTGTACATTGGCCGCTATTTCCTGGGCCGTGTTGAGCTTGGCGGTAACCCCGCGCTTTTCGTTCATGGCGCGTATGGCAGTATTCTGTTCCTCGATGGTGATGACCTTTGCCGCCTCGTCGTCTATTTGCTGCTGGGTAATGGTTTCATCAGGTAGGGGATTCTGCGCCGGTTCGGTGGGTAAATAACCTTGCTCACCCAGGAACGCAGCCTCAAGTTCACGCAGGTCATGTGTTCCCTTTGCGATTTTGTTTATATCCTTTTCCAGCTGCGCAATGGCCTGCCGCTTCTCTTCTATGGCCAGGTTGTTGTGCGCTATCTCCTCGCGCACGCTTGACAGGCGATCGGCGACGTCCTCAACCCTATCCTTGTGCGCTTCACGGGCCTGGCGGTTCTCCTCATTAACCACAAAGCAATCGCGATTCCAGGCGTCGCGCTGCAGGCGCAACTGCTGCACCTTGGCCAGCTGCTCGCTAATGCTCAACTCAGCGGTGGGCACGGCGGCATCATCCTTCCAGGTGCCAACCAGGGCCTCAAGGCGCTTGATCTCGCGGTTGATTTCGGTGCGTTTTTCGTAGAGCGCATCGTACCTTTGCTCAAGGTCGCCGAAGTCCAGGTTGACCATCTGCATGAGCTGGGCCCGCTGCTTGGACGGTTCCATGCTGAGGAACGCCAGCGGGTCGAAGGTGAGCTTGCCGATGAACTCGTTTATCTTGGTCTGCGGGGCGGGGAACTTTGCCCCCTCTTTGTTGCGTATTTCAACGCGGTCTTTTCCGTCGCTGAACACGCGGCGCACCACGTATTCACCCAGGTCTATTTCCACCATTCCCTGTTCGGCTCCGTGGCGCACGATGTCTTCCAGCTTGGCACCGGAGAGGCCGCTGTATATGGCGTCGAGGATGGCACTTTTGCCAGCCCCATTTTTGCCGGTGAGCTTGACAACGCCTTCATCGGGGGTTATCTCAACGGCCTTGATGTTCTTGATGTTCTGAACTTGTAGCTTGATGATGTTCATTGCTTGCCTCCCTTTTTGTCGTACTTGTAAAGCCCAGCCTTTAATAGCCACAGTATTTTGAATCCTGGCATGGCCAGCAAGAATGCAGCAGAAGTGCGCATTTTGTATGCGGGGCAGTGGACTGACCGGCGCTTGCTGGCCAGCAGTTCTATTCCTTTGAGGGTTCTTACTTTGCGGCCCATGGTTATACCTTGAATAACTGGTTGCGCAGGTGCTTGCGAATCGGCTCATCGTAAATGTAGTCAATGTCGCCATCTGCGTTGACGCCTACAGGCTTCAATATGCCCTGCAGGTAGTAGAGGACTCCACGGTTCGTCTTGAGGTCATCCCAACCGGCGCGCAACTTCTCGGCCCAGGTTGTGTTGTCCATGGCCTTGGCCGCAGCACCTGTTCCGAAGCACATATCATGCAGGCTCTGCGTGTGGGCCCAGGCAGGAATGTAGTCCTTAGCTGACACCCTGGTGCCAGGGTTCTCCCGTGCCACCACTACGGCGTTGGTGGCATTCTGCCGCTGCCAGTTGCCAAATATGGGGTCATCGGGTCGTATGCCGCAGCAGCATCCGGTGTCATTGAGGTGCTTGAACAACGGGTCGCTGCTGGCAAATGTCATGCCGCAGGCGTGGGCAATGTCGCGGGCAGCGTAGAAGATATCCTCTGCCAGCTCTCTGCGCAGCCGGTTGCAGGCCCCGCCCTTGATGCGGTTCACCGCGTATATCTTGCGCAGCGGCATGGCCAGCAGTTCTTCGAGCATGTCCCAGTCCTTCTTCTTGTCGGGCTTGATGCTACCAGGTGTGAATATTGCTTCCATGCTCACGGCTTTGGCACCGGCTTCCGCGCAGCGCTCGATGAGTTCCTTGTACGCCTGCGGGTGTGCCGGGGTGCGGTCGCTCAAGTTGGGCATGATAGGCCTGAACCGCAGGCTGGTGCTGACCCCGCGCTTGCTCAACGCCGCCATAGTGGCTATGCGCTTGCTGGGGCTGGGTGCTTTGCGGTCAATCTTCGTGAGTAGGTCGTCATCAATACTGATGATGCTGAACGCCACCCAAAAGATTTCCGGCAGGCTGAACGCATCGAGGTATTCAGGCGTTGAGAGCAAGTCTCCCTTAGTGCTGATGCGGCACGGCTGGTTATACTTCTTGAACAGTGCGGGCAGCTGCAGGGCCCAGCCTTGCTGGCGTTCGATGTTGTCGAACGAGTCATTCAAGGTTCCCAGCTGAATGGGGCAGGGCTGCTTCTGGTCGCGCTTGAGGGCGAAAAACATGGCCTTACCTTTGTCATCCTGGGCTTCACCACTGAGAATACGTTCCAGCCTGCCGATGTTGAACTGCTTCAACTTGGCGGCGGCAGCATTGTGCCCCTCCAAAAAGTTTGAGAAGCAGTAAATGCAGCTGTAGCTGCACATGCTATGACTATCCATGCTCACGGGCAGGGCACAGTCAAAACCATCGGCGGTGAAGCGGATTCCATCGTAGCTGGTGGGCAGCTCTTGCTTGGCCCCGGCGCAGTTGGTCATGGTGCTGCAACCACGGCATTCGGCGCAAGTTCCCACGCGCTTGTAACGCTGTTCGAGCTTAGACCGCTGCGGCTTCGGACTTGGGCATGCCATTGATTACCTCCATGAGCTTGGCCGTGTCGATTTCTCGGCGGCTGCGGTTCCTCCCGAGCAGCGCTGCAATGCGCACCCAGTCGTCCTCGGTTTCGAACTGGACGTACATCCACATCTTGATGGGCTTCTTGAATCCGGGGTTCTCCTTCTCGAACTTCTCCTTCTGCTGCTGCAGCTCGCTTTCCGTCTGCGTGCCAGAAAGGTCAAACAGGTGTTCCGGCGGCAGGCCCAACGTGGCAAAGTCGAACAGCTGCTGCTCGCCAAGCTCATCCTTGAGCATTTTTGAGATGATGCGGCTGTTCAAGCCGGTGGTATTGTCGGCAACACGGTAAGCCTTCTTCTTTTCTTCCGTGAGGCCGATTATGCTGGCCACCAGCGGCACCGTTGTCCAGCCCAGCAGCTTGAGGGCCGCCAGGGTGCCATGCCCGTAGAGCAACACGCCTTCCTCATCCATGCCGATACTAACCTTGTTGTAACCGAACTGCTGTACGCTGCAGGCAATTTCTTTGATGTTGACGGCGTGGTCAAAGGCGTTCTGCGGGTACGGCTTCAAGCTGTTGATATCCACATCCCTCATTACAAACATCTGACGCTCGCTCATACTGTCCTCCCTGGGGTTATTTCCCTGCGTTGGTATCTACCGCCGCCGGATGATTTTTCATAAATGCGCGTTAAGCACATGTGCTGTTTGTAGGTGATGGTGCCTTCCCCACCTCGGTTCAAGATTGAGTTCATGAAGTTATGCTCAAAGCCATTGGGCTTATACCCTGCCGACTTGATGAACCTTATAAGTGTTATAGCCTCGATTTGCAGCATTTTAAACTCCTAAACTCTTGCAGAGTTCCGCCGCCTGGGTGGCATTAAGGTCATCAACCACCCACACCGTGTATTCATCAAACAGGCGCTTTGAGATTTCTCCCTGGGCCTTGCTGTCCAGCGTGGCCAAGTGCGCCTTGAGGCGGGTGTGGAACTCGGCGGCAGGCGCGGGGTTCTCCTTTTCCTTCGGCTGCGGAGCCGAAGGCTGGGTAACTGGCTTGGCCGGTGGCTGTTGTTCCTTGGCCTGTCCAACAGGTGCCGCAGTAGGAGGCTCTTTGACTATTTCGCCTTCCTCCCACTTGGTCTCATCGGGAACGGCAGTCATGTCGGGTTCTATCTTGGTTTTTACAGTTTCGTCGGTGGCTATCTGCTTTTGCACGTCGATGGAAAGCGGCAGCAGCTTGGTGAGCCGTTTTACGGCCGTCTTTTTGGCCATTTCCTCGTACCAGCGGGCCCAAGGACTGTAGTCGCTGGCTCCAGCCTTGCTGGCGGAGCGCACCTTGTCGATGTCCATGCGGGGCAGGTAAACGAACACCTTCTCATCCGCGATGAGGTTCTTGGCGATTGCGTATACGCCCTTGACCTGCCCGCGGTCCTTGCCCTCTGCTGGCCGGTGCATAAGCACGGGGTTTAGTCCCAACTCATATTCGAATTCGTCATGCTCGTAAACGCATTCTGTCGATAGGATGGTTGCCTTGCCGCTGCGGTTGACGAGTTCGATGAGCCCCTTGTATCCGATGATGAACTGCACGTCGCGGCCATTCTTGTTATTGAATGGCACATAGTAGCAGTGCGCAATGTTGCCAGGCATTAGTCCCAGTTGCGCGGTCTGCACCATGGCACCGATGAGGCTGCTCTGCGTGCAGCTCAGCAATTCAGGGTTGCTGCGGATGACCATGGTGAACATGCTCACCAGCCTGTCAACCGTGATTGATTGCGGCAGGGCTTTGGAGATGAGTTCCTTCTGCTGCTGCATGAAGTCGAACACCGTCAGCACCTTGGCGGCTGTTGCCACCGTTTTCGCCACTTTGGTATTATCCATTCTTAGCTCCTTTGCGCTTTGCGTAGCGCAGCACACGGAAGTCAGCGGCTGCGACCGTGTACTCCTTGCGGTGCTGCTTTTTCCATGTTATCTTGTAGCGGTCAGTATTGCCGCATTCGTTTTCTTGCAGCATGGCCTTGAGGGTGTTCTTCTGCTGCTCAATGGTGCCTTTTAAGCTGGCCAAGTCCTCGGCCAAGCTCTCAAGGCTTTCCACTATCTTGTTGGCGTCATCATCCATGGTAACAGGCTCACCGAATATTACGTCTGGGAACAGGGACTGCAACGTGTCGCTGTCTTTGCAGGATATCTGCATGGGCATGACCTTGGGAACCACGAACGTGTTCCAGAACTCCACGGCTTTAGCCACCATTTGGTCAAACACTCTTTGGTCGAACTCAACCGTGCGCTCGATGTACTTCTGCCCGCCAATGAGGACGGCCAGGTGCCCCACCTTGCGGCCCGTGATGCCCAAGGCAAACATCACCTGGCAAACGTAATGCACGGGGGCATCCTCGGCACCTTCTTCGTCCTCCCAGGCCTTGCTCATGCGAGCGTTGGCGGTTTTGCACTCCACCAGCTCGTCGCTACCTTCTACCTCGTTGTCAAGCTCGCAGGAAAGAAACGGGTAAGCGGGGTGGTAAAACCTCCGCTTGTTGGGGATAAGCTTAACCCCGTTTTTGTCGGCATACTTATCACCGACGACCCGTTCAAGCCGGTTGCCCCATTCGACTGCCTCATTGTCGCTCAGATCTTTGGGCGGAAGTTCCCCCGTTTTCTCAGCCCAGACGGCCAGAAGCGTTTTGTAGGGATTCAGCCCGAGGATAGCGGCAATGTCTGAAGAACCGATGAACCTCGTGCGATCTTCACTCATATTTTCTCCTCGCTTTCTTGATTGCTAACAGCTCTTTGTCGATGAACTCGCTTATGTACGAGTGATACTGGTGGGACAGTGTGCAGAAGGTCTTGTTGGCGCGCAGCTTTTGGTGGCAGCGGGCCAGGAACTGGACTTCTTCTTTTGTGAGCGGTGGCTTCAACATGACGTTTTTCATCCTTTTGAACATTATAGCAGGTGAGTCTACCGTCCTCCAACTTTTTGCAGCCAGCGCCGGTCGACTATGGTGGTTCCGTGCGCGAACTGCAATTTTTTCACAGGGGAGTTCTTGTTTATCAAGTCCACCTTCTGCAGCGTGCGGTGCATCGTCTTGAGCAAATCCCACATCGTTGGTTCCCGCTTGGTGCGCGCGAGGTATGTTGCACAAAGCGTCATGAGGTCGCCTTCAAAGGCCAGTCTGTCTGTCGCCATGGGTAAGCGCTCCTAAGAGTTGAGTGTGGCTAAAAAGTACTTCGCGAATCGTTTCCCTGCGCTGCTTTTTACCATCTCGACCTCGATGTTGTGGCCCTGCTGCTTCAAGCGGCATACAACGCTGGCCAGACGCATGCAGCCGTAAAGGTTGAGTGCTTCGAGCGGGGTGATCGCCTTGCCTTCGTAAAGGTGCCGCATGATGCGCGCTTCCTGGGTGGAACTTTTCTTGGGGTCATACTTGAATTCCATTGCTTCTTCCACTGCCGCCTCCTTTGGCTGTTCGAACCTTTCCCATGCCGGGTTAGTTTGCAGACTGCCAGTTGCACCACTTGGTAACCTTGCCATTTTTACTCCTTCCCCATCAGGTTATCAATCGCTATCATTAAGTATTCGCACTTAGTTGATTTATTTATCTTTTTTATTTAAAAATCAGAAAATGATTGGCTACCACTTGGTGTAGCTGTAAAACGATAACATTTCTTGCGTAATCTGCATTTGGTATTTGAACACATGGTTATATCGGGCATTGTTTATCCTCGCTTATCTCTGCAATCTTTTTCATTAACTCATAATAGAATTTACCATCTCGGTCATTTTCAGTAGTAGCTAACCACTCCATTAGTTTCTGCCACCGAGCATTACCGTTCATTTTGCCTCCTTTTCCGGACAAATATTGATAAAATGAGCTTCTTTATTCTCTAATGTCGCTTTTGCCAAAATTAGTCCATTACTTAACCCACGCATATAAGCATCAGTTTTATTAGACGGGTCACTTAACTGGATCCTCATAACATCATCCAGGTCTTTCATTCCCTTTTGCCCCGGACACCTCACCATATCAGGATTGCTGGCGGGTAAGATGGCGAGGATGGCATCGGCGGCTTTACCAAAACCAGCTATTTCGCTTGTTTCGTCGTACCTATCGTGTCTAATCTCCAATTCATCACAGAGCACTCTCATAATCATTTCCCTACTCCACGCCTTCTTCGATTCGATGGCATGGAGTTTTTCCTGCTTCTGCATTAAATCGCCGATAGCATTTCCCGACTTCTGTATCAGTATACCCTCAAGTTCAATGACCTTCTCCTTCAGCTCGGAGTTTTCGGATTCGAGTTTCATTTCCCTTGCGAAAGTGCTACTGGGTGTAGTATATAATACTTCCTCGAAATGCTTAATCTTCTGCAACGCCTCATCCCTTTCCTTTGTGAGCGTATCAATTTGCTTCTGCAACCATTGTACATTCCAGGATTTATAGTCCATCTTCACCCCCCCCTCTTTTATGCGTGATTGTTCCAGAGCTTGCCGGGCAATTAGTAATGCCTCTTTCAACCCCTCCGTCATATTATTTCCCATAGTGCCAGAACCACCAGATTTATGATGCACAGTTATCTCGTGAGCTTTATCTATTCCCCAGGGCAATTTATCTATCAGGTTCTCCAACGCCTCCCTCAATACTTCCAGTTCCATCTTCTGCTTGATGTAGATTGGCATGAAAAGGTCATGGCAGGAGTTGAAATCATAAGAACCACAATCGCAAAAGCCTCCGCCTAAACATTCTTCTAAATGTGCTCTCTTCTCCGGCACCTCGTCCTTTGCATTGATGACAACGTCTATAAGTTCAATAGCGATTTGTAACGCTTTTCCATTCATCTCTTGATATGGCTGTATAGGGTCGCATTCATCCTGCATCATAATTAACCTTCCTTTTGCTTCCTTCAATTCGGGTATGTTCATTTTAATCCTTTCGTAATTTATCCAACGATACTGTAGTAAACCGTCGGTTCTTAAATGGATATGCACTACCTGGGTTAATAGCTATCTTTGCCCCTTCCTTCGTCTTACACGCACCAAATGTTGTAACTACCATCTTGACAATCGTTCCGTTGACCCACAGCCCTAATGGATTATGGTACGGCTTGCAGACCCAATGAACATCATCACCTACCTTGAATTTTTCTACCCCAAAATCTTCTTTCTTCATCTTCCCTCCCTTGCTCGGTTTCATTTAGACCTCACGGGTAAAGGGTCAAATTGCCGAGACTGGCTGGAGCGGACGGGCCGGACACAACCGCCGTTGGCCTTACCGAAGCCGCTCACGTAGCCATCGTCGGAGACCACGCACCACGCGGCACCGGACTCCCAGACGCACGTCGTGCCGGTCCAATACCAGTCATCGTGCTTCCCGCCGAAGACGTTTGTATCCCAGGCGGGCTTGAAGCGCGTGTAGTCCACGATCGAACGCAGTTCCTCGACCGTAGGCAGACGCCAATCTTTCTTGCCGGCATACGACAACGCTTGGCACCGTTTCCACGCCTCATCCCACGGCATCGTTTTTTCGAAGCCAGGTATTTGCGACGGATCCTTTACCCAGACGACGCTGAGCAGCTTATCACTGACCGTTCCATCCCCGTTGTCCGTGTAGCGGTCGCTGATCTTGCGCGGAGCGGCCGGCGCTGGTGCCTTTTCCTTCATAACATCCCTTATTTCTTCCAGTAACTCAATGATGCGGTCTTCCTGTTTCATGCTTCCTTCCTCTCTGATTTCTTAACCATTTTCCCGCAACCGTAGCACCTGAATTTACTGCTAACTATTCTGCCCGTACATTCGCACCAACGACTCAATGATTTCTTACAGTTGCTCGGTTTCATGGTAATTCCTCGATTTTTAATTTACGAACATCGGTGTATGCTTTTTTAGCCTGACGTTTGTATTTAAATATCTCCATGCGGGTAACTCCACCATAATATTCCTGGTCGTAATAACTCCAAAGAATATCATTGCAAAAACCAGCATATCCTATCCATACTTTCTTCCTCTTGCTCATCTCTACTCCTTTGTCAGGTTGGATTGGTTCAATGCGTCCAGTTCTTTTAATAACTGTTTTATTTCATCATTTGCAACACAGAGTGGGCAAATCTTACTCTCATGCGCAATATCACAATCAGAACAATAATTCATTTCTCCCCTCCTACTTTTTAAGGTGTGCGATGATTGATTTAGCTTGCGCTTCGAACAACTTCTCATTGTGAACCTTCTCGGTAAATACCGTCTGTAATATTTTCTCTATTGCCCAATATTCTGGCACCCTACACCACCCCTGCTCCTTGAGCTTGGATTCGGAGATGGGGAGTTTTAACATATCTTCCCTTTGAGGGAGATGTGTTACAGTTACATCCCAATTAGAACCACTCCAATCATCCAAAACATTCTTAACATCTTGTGCATCAAAAATTCTTTTATCTTTCCACTCAATCCTCACATCAATCTTTCCCATTTTTACCCTCCTTTGAACGTAGTCGCCACTCCTTGCCTCAGTCAACACCTTGTCCACCTCCTCCTTAGGCCACCCCTCCTTGGTAGCCTGCGCTCTGAAATGCCCCAGCAGGCTGAAGGCGTTGCCATCAAGACCTACCAATTTAAGTTTCAGCAATCCTTTCTTCATCTCTCCATCTCCCTTGCGTAGAATTTCCGCACATTAGATTTCCAGTTGCGATTAAGCCCTGCGGGGTCATTGGCTACGTTCAAAGGGGCGTACCTATCGCCCAAGAACGAAATGAAATCACCTTTGCCATTCCAGTCCCTTAGCGCGTGGTTGATGGTATTGATACACGCCTGACGGGGAGTGGTCGTCTTATAATGCGCCATAATACCGTAAGGATGGGAACGGCTATTCTCTGCCTTATCTATGGCATTAGCTAACCGTTCCACGTTGATTATCTCCTCCGCCTTTGCCGTCCTTGCCGTCATGAATATCACCCCCACGATCACCGCACAGATGACAGCTACGGCAATCGCCAGGCCACGGAATATGCTCAGGCGGTTCTCAGCTTCGAGTTTCTCTTGGTCAAATAATGGGTCATAATGATTCATCGCTTCCCCCTTTTCTGCTTACGTTTCGACCTTCCGTAGTAATGTTGTTTATTCGATGGATGATTGGGCGCCCAGTTGCATATTCCGGGTGTTGTATCAAGCCTACTTTCTCCACACCTAAGGCAATACCTAAACGGTTCCGAGTTTGGAAAGGATTGCTTTGGCTTTGTTTACAGCGAAATAAGCATCCCACCTATGAGAGTTTTTAAGGTTAAACTCTGATACATAATCAAGAACTATCTCCATCGAACCTTTCAAATCCTGCAATGCTTCTACCAACTCCTCATGGTTATTCACAGCCATGCAGATGTAACGGGCGTTGTCCAAAGCGTTTCCCTTTAAGTCGGAACAATCTGCAATAACAGAGTCAAACCCATCACCGTATTTTATACAAAATCCCTCTGTTTTCCACTTCCCCGGAGTCCTCTTTGATTCGGTCATGATACTCCTCCTAAAATGAAAAGGCCCAAGGGGGGCAGGCTACCAGGCAAACAAAAGGCACGGATAGGTGGTTGTGATCGCACCGTCGCGCTTTCTGCGCCCCCTTGGGCCAAGTTTATTCTTCGTCTGACTGGGAGCCTGGTAGCTCTCTGCATGTCTGGTCTGCCTGTCTGGTTGTGTTGCTGAATTTCACTTGTTATAATTTTAGCACTTTTACCGCTATTTGCAAGGATTTTCTGCACTTTTATTCTGGTCAGCGTGCAGCTGCTGCAGCGCTTGCATGTGTTCAGGGCCAGGCTTGTAAACACCCAAGGCCCACATGTGAACCGCATTCCAGCTGACGCCGCACACCTTTGCTATTTGGTATTTGCTGATGCCATCTTCCAGCAATTCCTTGACGACTTGAATCGGTTGCATGTTATCCTTTCGTATTGGTTAAGCTTGACGCCAGCACCCCTGGCCCCAGCTGCAGGAACTTGCCATCGGCGGGCATTGCGTTCAGCAGCTTGAACTCAACCCACCAGTGGCTGCCCTGGGCAACACTCTGACCACCACGGAACGGGGCCCACTTCTCACCCTTGCTTACCACCAGGTGCGGCAGGGCCAGGCGCGTGAGGCCATCGCTGACTTTCATCATGAACTTGTTGGCGTCCCAGCTTAGGCGGTAGAAAAATCCCCGGCGTGCCACAAAGTTGCCAACCCTGTTCTTAGTTAGGGCATCAAAGCTGCCGCATCCGCCTTGCACTTTTCTGAGTTCCTCGTGTAACATGGGTGCCGTCCATGTTTTTGTAAATCCAGCCCTCCTGCGGAATCTTGATTTCATATCAGTCTCCCTTTTTATCAATGGCCCCACAGCACTACGCGCACGGTTTCCCCGAACCGTTCTTTGCGGAACTGTTCCAACATGGCAATGGCCACGTTGAACCGGCGGTATCCTTCTGGCCCGTACTGCCCATTGGAGATGAGTCCAGCAGCGTCCTTACGAATTGCCGCCAGCAGTTCTTCAATGTCGGCCACCAGCAGTAGGTCTCCGCAAGAGTCTTCGAAGTGCTTAGTATTGCCGTCTATACCGTAGAAGAAAGGAAGTTTTTTTCCCAGGATACGTTCCATTTTGAATAGGGCATCCGTGGCCTTTTTTTGCTCTGATAATTGGAGCGCATCTACTTCCGGGGTATAATTACCGGCCTGGGTGTATATGCGATTGTGCTCGTTCTCCCATTCCGTTATATCTGCGCTTAGGTTCGCATTTTTCCGGTTGGCCATGCGCAGCCTCCCTATGAGGTCGCCGATTTCGTCGTTGCACACCTTGCCCATTTCCAGGGAAGCTTCGTCAGACTGATACCCGGTGCGTTTGCGGCCCGTTATGAAGATGAGTTTTGTTTCGTAACCCATGATGTTCTCCTTGTGAGGGGCGGGGCCGGTGGTGCGCCCCGCCCGCAGTGCTTTGTTATTTGGTGGTGGCCAGCTTGGCCATTTCTTCTGTGAGCGACCAGAGGGCCCGATTCAGCGCGATATCGTGCTTGACGCTGTTGATACTGCGCGTTTTGATGTGCTTGCCCGTGGCGTTGAGGCCACGCTGGCCGCCCTTCATGATGTTCTCCTGTACGTTGTTGAACGTGTTCCATAGGTTGGGCTGGTTGTCAGCATACCTGCGGGCACCGAGCAATTCACCTTCAGAGAGGTGGATGGGGCTGTCGCGCAGGACTTCGGCGGCCCTGGCGTAGGCGTGCTGCTGTTCCTTGCTCAGCTCGATGCTCTTCCAGGTGGCAATGCCTGTCATGACGGCCGGAGCCTCTTCGACTATCTTGAAGCTGGCGTCAATGACCTGTTGGCAAAGGCTCTTGTCGCCGGTGTGGCGGGTGGCTATCTCGCCAAAGCTGCTGCTCTGCACGATGAGGCCATTGCTGCACACTACCCGGAATATGCCCATCATCAGCTTGTAAGCGGTGGAACCGTCATGGCTGTTCACCAGGACGACTTCGGGAATGTCCTCACCGAGGCGTCCGGTTGTCAACATGTCCTCCATGCGGCGGAGGCGCACAACGTGGCGGCAGTATTCGCCTTTTCCAGCCACGCGAGTGCGGGTCTGCGCGGCCATGACGGGGTAGAAGCCGCTATCCTGCAGGGCCTCAACGACCTGGATGGTGGGCACGAACCTGTACTGTTCGGTCATCTTGACGGCTGGGTGCGCTGCGAAGATGCTCGGTGCCCTTTCCTGCAGTTCTGTGGCGGTGAGGATTTCCATTTGAAGCCTCCTTATTTGGTTTTGTTTGTGAGTTGGCCAGGGTTGCGGGATGCGTGCGCTTGTGCGCATTGGCGCGTGGGTTAACCGTTATCGTGCGTGGCCTTCGGCGTATCTCGGGAGGAAGCATTCCCCCAGCTGCCCGGTAATGCGGTCAATGTGCCGCACTATGCCGAACACGTCATGCCCGAAGTTGCCATCGGTAGCCGCCAGCAATTCCTTTAGCTTTAATGGGCAGCCGTTTGCGTGGCAGGCGGTGATGTCCATTTCCGTGGAAAGGAAGTCCAGCTTTAGTCCCCAGCCGTCTGCGAGCTTGCAGGCACGGCTGGTTATCTTTGAAATAAGCTCTATTTCACACTTTCCGGTTTTAATGCTGACTTCTTTACGGGTTGCTTTCTTCATTACATCCTCCTTGGTTGTGGCCGTAGGGCCGTGGTTGTTTAGTACCGTTCTGCTGCTGTGAGTAGCTTTGCTTTTAAGTCCTGCACCCTGGCGCGCAGCTGCTTGATTTGCAAGTTGCGTCGGCGCAGCTTATCTTCTGCGCTGAAGGCGTGCTCTTGCATGCCCTCTATGGCGTGAACCACTGACTGGGCGACGAAGTAACGCCTGTAGTCGTTTTGGAACCACCAGCCTGCCTGCTGGTCAAAGCCCGTGAGGAACACCTTTTTGCTGCCCATGTTTTCCTTTCTTGCACTTGTCCCGCTTTGCAGCCGCCGCTTTGTGCGTTTTTGAGGCCCGCTTGTTGCTTGGCCCGCTGCGCCCCGACTTCTCAAAGAGCTTTGTTGCCTTCCATGCTATAACTATAGCACATCTGCATTAAAATGCAAGGACTATTTTAGCAACATTGTCATCTGCCATTGCTGGCGTAAAAGTCACCACTCTAACCCCTCAAACCAACCCCAAGCACAAACCCTTCCCTAAATAGTCATGTTGCTCACATGTGCGTCATGAGTGCGTCAATCGCATTGTCATTCAAAGAAAAGATTAAGCACAGTCTAAGCACATAAAAGATTAAGAAGCTTTGGGAGATTCTCTTTTGACGAACAAAACGACTGTAATCAAAAAGCTACCAGGAAAGGTTTTTCAAGATTTTCAAACGCTATCACCCTTTTGTCTGCCATGCTTAAGCCATGGAGCTCACAGAGTTTGAACGGTGGCAGCAGCAGGAAGAAGTGGTCAAGCAGTCCATCTTGGAAAAAGTGGACGGGCTAAATGAACGCCATGTTCGCTTTTGCCTTGAGTACATTGTAGACCTGGTTGGCAGACAGGCAGCAATACGTGCCGGTTACAGTGAAGACGCTGCCAGCCACACTGCATGGAAGATACTCAATCTCCCCGAGGCCCAGGCATACATCCAAAAACTGCTTGAGGAAAAGGCCAACCGCACCAAGGCCACCGCCGACAAAGTCATCAGCGAGTTATATCACCTTGTTAGCTTTGACCCCGTGTCAATTTTGTCAGAGGATGGGTGCCTTATCAAGGACATGCGTTCCATGCCTGCAGCGACGCGCAAATGTATTGCTGCCGTTGATATACAGGAAACTTTTGAAGGCACCGGAGACAACCGCGTCTGGACAGGATATATCAAGAAAATTAAGTTCTGGGACAAAACCAAAGCCCTCGAAATGCTGGGCAAGCACCACAAGCTGATAACCGACCGGCTTGAAGCCAGCGCCCCTGATGGCGGCCCGTTGCTGGCCCCGGCGTTCATCATTGAGCCGGTGCGTGCATTACAAGCAGTAGAACAACCAAATCCCGCAAGCTGATGAATGAGTACAACCCTGCGCGAATGCCGAATACAATTTCCAGAAAAAGTGGTGCCCGTGTTGTTCGGCAAGGGGCGCTTGAAGGTTCTTCATGGAGGTCGCGGTGGTGCTAAGAGCTGGGCATTTGCAAGATATCTTGTTATCCGCGCAGCCAGAGAGAAGCTACGCATCCTCTGCGCCCGTGAAATCCAGAACAGCATCAAAGACAGCGTCTACCGACTCCTCGTTGACCAAATCTATGCGCTGGGGTTGCAAGCCCACTTCATCATTCGTGCAGACAGTATCATCGGCCGCCACACCGGCGCCGAGTTCATCTTCAAGGGCCTGCGGCAAAACATCAGCGAGGTTAAGAGCCTTGAAGGCATTGACATTTGCTGGGTTGAAGAAGCTGAGAAGGTTTCTCTCAATAGCTGGGACATTCTCACCCCAACCATCCGCAAAGAGAACAGCGAAATCATCGTCAGCTTCAACCCCGAAGATGAGAACAGTGCTACAGACCAAATGTTCCTCGGCAAGAACGGCCCTCCCCCTGACACCCTCATCGCCGAACTCAACTACCCGGACAATCCCTGGTTCCCCGAAGTCCTGCGCAAGGAGATGGAATACTGTCGGCGTGTTGACCCCGATAAGTACAATCACGTCTGGCTGGGCAAGACCAAGAAGTACGGCGAGGCCTGCATTTTTGCCAGCAAGGTGTTCGTTGAGGCTTTTGATGACCCAACTGAAGACCAGCAAATGTACTACGGCATGGACTTCGGCTTCAGCGCCGCCCCCACAAGTCTGCACGCCTACTTCATCAAAGACAATAAGCTTTACGTTTGGCAAGAGGCTTACGGCCACGGCGTCGAGATCACTGAGCTGCCTGCGTTCGTGCGTAGTGTGCCTGGTACAGACAAGTGGAAGATACGCGCTGACAGTGAGCGCCCCG